CTGCTTCCACTCCTGTTCGGTAATGGCGTAGGCCTGGTCCGGTGTGGCACCCCCGGCGATGAGCTGCTTAATGCGCTCCTGGCTTTCCTGTACGCCCTTCTCCAGCAGGTCCATCATTTCCTGCTCCTTCTGTGCTACGGTTGCCTGCGGCGTGCGAGTCTTACCCTTCTGCTTGCCCTTGGATGGCTTCTTGCCACCCTTGGCCTCTTCAGCTGACAGCTTACCCTTCCAGTACTCCACGTCGGAGTCCGCGAACTTCTTAGCATCTTCGTCAGACATGCCATCCACGTCGTAGCCGTTGTCCGTAAGAAACTCCTTGGCGGTCTTCTTGCCGTCTAGGTATTCAAACGCAGACTGTGCCTCCTTACGTGCCTTCTCTATCGCCTGCTGCTTGGCGCTGTCTTGAGACTTGATGCGCTCGATGTCAGGCGTGGTAATGGCCGGTGCGTTGTCGATGTAGTCCTGCTCGGTTATCGCCTCCAATACTCGCTCGCGGGGATCCTCAGAAACCACTTTTTCTTGTGCTTGGGGAGCGGCCTGTAGGGCGGCTAGTTCTGCATCATATCTGTCGTTTATCTGTTGTTCAACAGTACGTGTGTCATCATTAACACCTAGCGCAATATCAAGGATGTCTTCTTTATCCTTTAACTCTTGTTGTCTTCTCTGTTCTATGTCGGCCCTTTTAGCCTCTATTTCTTCTTGTGTTTGAAGTACTCCACCTGCTTGAGTCGCTTCTGTGCCTGCCCCTTCGATAGGTTGGGTTTTGACAGGTTCTTGCCCGACTCCGACTTGACCTGGTACCCCTGTGATGTTTTCTTGATCATTGGTTTTACCGCTTAATATTTCATAGACTGCCCTTTCATTGGCAGCAATCCTTTCCTTTGCCTGCTTGTATTCATTAGACTCACTGTCGTTATCCGTGAGCAACTGTCTGTCCCTCTTAATCTGCTCGGATATAGAACGGATCGAATTTCTCTTGTCGTCGGACAGCTTGCCCCACAGCGGGTTGCTCACCACGGTTGACAGGAACTGGTCGCCTGTCTTCATGGCAGCCAACAGGTCGGCTGTGTTGTTGTAGTCCTGCTCGACCTGCTTTGTCGGCTCAGCCTTGCGGTCCTCAATGTCCACCTTAGCCGGAGCAAACACAGACTTAGCGAGACCCGTTACAGCCTCAGCCCTTGCCTTCCAAACGTTGGCGGTCTTGTGATTGTTTACGCTCTGCTGGATCTCGTCGAGTAGCGGCTGCGTCTTACCGTAGCCGGAAACGCTAACACGGCGCTTAGCCAAGAGGTCCAAGAAGTCGCTGTTTGTGCTGAGTCCCTTGGCATCCTCCGGCGTCATCATCATGGTGGTGCCGTCTGCGTAGGTTAGGGTCAACATGTCTGGGGCCTTACCCTGCAAGTACTCTGCGCCAGTGCGCTCATACTGAGACTGTTGCTGGCGGTACATCTTCTCTAGAATCGGATCGTCCGCGTGCTTGTCTGCGTTTCTTCTGGCCTCGTCTGCACGGGCGGAGAAAAAGCCGTATACGTTGCGTTGTGCCGTGTTCAACTTGGCTTGGTCCGCACTGCTCTTGATCCTGCCCGCGTCGGTTATCTGCTCCTGCATCTCTGCCGCCTCGTTCTGGCCAATGCTTCCGCTGGCAAACATTGAGGAGACTACAGCCCTAGCATACTTCTCGTTTTTGTCAAACACAAGGCTCTGTAAGTACTGACGGCGCTGGTCCTCAAACCCTCCGGCAAGTATCGCCTTGTCGTTAAACGCGTTGGCCTGGTCAACCCTTTGCTGGGCAAGTGAGCCAGTCCTAGCGCCACCTATTGCCCCTAGTACGCCTATAGGAGCAACGCCAACAAGCGTCTCCTTGATACGTTCCTGTGAGTACATCTCACCGAAGTCGGTCCATGGATCACGCTCAAACTTTACTATGTTCTCCTCGGCAATGTTCTGAGGTATCTCTTGGGCAAACGTCTCAACGGCAACCTCAACACCGGCACCAACGCCGGCCCTTGCGATCCTTCCTGATATGTCCGCACCTAGCCCCTTACCGAATCCAGAAACGAGTCTGTACCCGGCAGTTGTGAGTGGAAGTCCATCAAGGGCGTAGGACAAGAATATGTCCTGCTGTGACTGAATGGTCCTAGCCACAGCCTTCTCCGAACGCCTAACGTCACCGGTCCTAGCTAAAACAGCGCTACCGTTCTGGCCCGCAATAGACATGGTCTCGCTTGCCCAGTTGCCTACCCATCCAGCCATGAAGGCGAGAGCTTCGCCGGTAGCGGCACCGCCAGACAGGTAACTCATTCCAATAGCCGTAAGCATAGCCGGACTCATGTTTCCGCCCATGTTACCCAAAACATTTAGGCTGTTGTAGTACAGATCGTCCGCATTAAAACCAATGTCGCTAACCTTTGGGGCAGCAGAACTCCATTCGTTTTGCATGGTCTCACCGATCACCTTCATGTCCTGGTTGTCGATGTAGCTACCCACGTTCTTTATGTACGAACCTAGTCCGTTCATGAACCCGCGTCGGGCCATGTACAGCGGTATGATAGACTCCTGTTGCGTCATCTTGAGCTGGTTGAACAGCTCGTTGTTCTTGTCGCTAAAGGCCTTGTCCATTGCCGCCTGATAGGCTGTGTTAATCTTTTTAAGGTCCTCCTCCGGTATGCCAGCCGCTGCTTTTCTGAGTTCCTCGTCGGCCATTTTAATTATGCTGGCCTTACGGTTCTCGAAGTTGCTGTTGTAACGAGAATATATTTTGTTGGTCTCGGCTAATATCTCGCCCGGGTCCGGCAAAAGACTTTTAAAATCATCACTCAAAACGCTAAGCTGTTCATTCAGCTTGCCAACGGCATCGTTGTAAGTCATCTCATCAATGATTCCGTTTTGGAAGTCTTCTCCCAGCCGTTCTGCTTCTTCCTTTATTGCCTCAACCCGTGTGCTGTATTCGGAAGAAATCTGGTCGGCCTGCTTCTTTGCTGCGGAAATTATTGTGTCAACCTCTGCATTTGCTTGCGACTGATACTCGCTAAACATAGCCTCTAGGTCGGATATATACCTAGCGTTGATCTCCTCTTGGAACTTGCCGCTCTTGTACTTTTCCCTCAACGCATACTCCTCTGGGTGTTCCTCCTTAAAGTTCTCCTCGATGTCGTAGTTGTTTGACTGAAACTGAACAGCTGCCGCCGCCTTGTCGTAAAGCATCCTGGCGGCAGATCCCTTGGGATCCAAACCGTAGTGCTCGACTATCTGCTTGACTTGGTCGTTTATCTTGCCCGCATCTATCGTGGTTTGTGTGATGTATTCGTCAGGTTGGGTTATGAAGTGGGCGTATGTCTTTTCGTTGAAGTTGTCCTCAATAATCTTGTCAACTATCTTGGTGTCAAGCGTTTGCTCGACCTGCTCACTTAGGCCTTGCATCTTGTCTTTGATGCGCTTTTCGGCTTCCTTGCGTGTATTGGCTCTTTTTTGAGGATTTGGTTCATACACACCTCCAGGCCATGGCAGGTCTTCACCCACGTACTTTTTCCACAAGGCTTCGTTCTGAATGAGCTTGTTATAGTCTACAACCACGCCGTCTATGCTGGTGTTCCCCGCAGCATCCGTGTTGACGTTTACGTTAGTGGTGAAGTCTTCAAGGTCCTTGTACTGGTCCTGCGCCTCTTGGTATGCAGCCAGCTTTAACTTCTGGCTCACATAGTCATCCTTCTCAGGCTTAAACATCTCTTCCTGAGGCTTTTGAACTATGTCTCTTAGCGCCGGAACGCCTCTGCCAAACTCTTGTTTCTTGGGAGCCTTTATACTCGGGAGCCCCTCCTTAGGCGCGTTTACCTGCCTTCCACTATACAAACTTTCAATTTCCTTTACGTTCTTAGAAAACCACTCCCTGTTCCCTTTATCTTCTGCGTATAAATTTTCTGGGTCGCTGAACCAACTAAATGTAGAGTTACGCTGGGCAACCACATTGTTTTTACTGTTTTCTAAAGCAGAACGCATGCCGGATGTCCAGCGGCGAACGTCGTCTCCTCCCATGTTGTCAAGCTCGTCGAGCATGCTCCCCAATCGCTGCTGCTTGTCCGAGAAGTGTTTTGTGGTATAGTCAACCGGCCATCCGTCATTCAACGCCTGGTCCTCTTCCTTGAGAAAGGTGTCGTACTCCTTCTTTATATTGTAGAGTAAGGTCTTTTGCTTGTCTATCGACGCTTGATCAACCCCGCCACTCGTTGTAGAAGGCTGCGCAAGCTCTTCTGAACCTTGCGTAGTACCCCCTTTTTTTTTTACACCAAGAATGTTTTCAAATTCATTATAATCATTGAATCCAAGCTCCTTATTAGATTCGTCAAAAAACAGCTTACGATTGTTATCGTTAGCCATTAGGGATTTAAACTCATCATAACCATTGAATCCCTTGTTGTTAGCATAATTATCCCAAAGGAACTTTAACTGATTCTCGTTCATAATTTCTTACAACTTATTTATTTTGCCTCATCCTTTCGGCCAGTGTAGTGCCGCCCGTTCCTCCTGTTGATTTTCCTGCCGACGCACCCCCTTGCTTTCTGAACTCGTTGTACATGTTAGGATACCCCTTGACATTAAACTGGTCCTTATTTCTTTCGTAGTTTATGGTTATCTCAACAACGCTGTTATCAGCCTCACTCTTTCCCTCACCTATAACGTCTATGTTGCCGTCCTTCCTTATCTTAAACCCTCCAGAAGGAACAAAATCAGTTATCCTTTTACCTTCATTATCAACAACATATACCGACGGTGTGTTGTCAAGTAAGATCTTGTTGAACTCTATGTCCTGGTCATACTGTGGCTCACCGCTATCAGTCTTTGTCTCCGAGTCCTTGCTCTTTACTTTTACTGTAGGCTTCTTATTCTTTGTGGTCTGACTTCCGGCGCTAGAAGAATTTTTTGGCGCAGGATCAACCTTTGTTTGTGGCGGCTTTAATTTCTGACCAAGTTCAGCCATTCGTTCAGCAAATTGGTCGGGAGTTTCGTTTGGCTTTTTCAAACTCTCATATATCTCGGCGCCCGTTTCTGTCTGAGTTATGTTTTCAAATATTACCGCCTTGTGAGCCTCCTTGTCTACGTATCTAACCTCTGTTCTGCCCTCATCTTTAAGAGAATCTTCCGGCATCGTCTCCTTAACAAACTCGTTTATGTCGTAGTTTAATTTAAACGGATTCGACTCGATACGCATCTTAGCCCTCTCCTCCGGAGTCTTTTTAGGGTCTCCATAATCCTTCAACCACTTAGCCGCGTATTCCTTGTTATACTTGTTTGTCTTGTCGTCGTTTAAGATTTTGAAGTATTGGTTTGAAACCGTTTCATTATCCTTTGCCCTTGACGCCTCTTTCGCTACCTTGTTTTGAAGCTCCTTAATCTTTCGCATAACCATAGGGTCCAGGTCTGACGGATCAACGCCTTGAGTCTTCAGGTCAATTATATAGTCATTATACTCATTAAGCGCCTTGTTTACATACTCGTAGTCCGACTGCCAAACATCTGGCATGTCGTCAAGTAATGCGTTCCATGTGGCGTTCTGTTTTTTTATCTCCTGCTTCTTTTTTTCCTGACGCTCATACAAATCCTTTTGCATGGTGTACACGTTCTGGAAAAACTTAGACGTGTCAAACACGACAGCCTCTCCGCCGCCTTGCTTTCCTACCCTAGCTTGACTCGCTATCTCTGCCATTTTATTGGAATAATGGATTCATGAAATACTGATTATTAAACGATTGCCATCCAGACTCTCTTTTATTCTGAGCATCGATATTTTTTTGCGCTGCTAACATATCAGCTAACGAACTTCCCATTGGAGCTAAACCACCAACAGGAAGTTGTCCTGCCGGTAATGAAGATGAAGAGCGCGGAATAGGTTTTCCGTCTCTACCCATAAGCCCACGATCAAGATCAACTCTTGGAAGTTGTGTGATTGATTTGGACTGTATATATGGCAAGTCACCTATTGGATCTCTTGGTTTAACTTCACGATTTTGATCAAACTTGCCCATGGCCGCAAGCAAGCCTACCTGGCCTATGTTTTGTGCCGCACCCATTAAGTTTTCTCTCCATGCGTTTTCCATACGCTCTCTTGCAGCGGATTCCTCGTACCAATTTTGTTGTTGGTCAGCAATTACCTTTTCCTGGTATCCGGCCATGGCTCCATATGCCCCAGCTAGGTCTTGTTGGCGTTCAGTGTAGTTTTCAGACGCCTGCAAACCTAAATTTTGCTGCAATTCCATGCCTCTCTGACCAAGACCTTGTATTATCCCGGCAGCATCCTGCGCGTTACCAACTCGGCTCATTTGACCCAATGCTTTAGATTGCTCTAAGTCAATCATGTTCTGCATCAGTTGTTGACCCGGCATAGTTCTCGACACCGCCATGTTTTCGTAAAGAGCAAGAGCTTTCTTTGCCTCTTCGGGTATTTGATAGTTAACCCTTGGGCCAAGATTTCTTGCCATCTCTTCCGACTTCCTTTTTTGCCCAATAGCTGTCAACCCCTGAACAACGGTGGGAAGAGCAGCTGCGGCAAGCGGTATCAATAATGGAGCTGGCATATTTATTTTTTTTAAAACAACAAATTTATGATAAAACACCCTTAATTCCAACTGAGAAAAGAATGGACGATTGGTTTGCCAGTGACGGGTCAAAGTAAAGATTGTGAGTCAAGGCGTTTGCCCTCATGTCCTCACCATTTACCATTGCCCTGTCGCTATTGTACCAATACCCATTTACACCAAAACTACCTGGTTCTTGGTCAGCAAGTACTATTAAGGTGTTGTCATCTGGGATGCTATAAGTTGCCGATATAACTTCCCCTGAAAATATAGTTCCGTCGTCCTGTATAATGGTTATGTTTTGAGCCAGCAAATCCTGCTGATCCCCAAGAACAAGCCATCCATTTACAGTCAAACCATTTGGCGGATCGTAGTTACTTACGGTTGAAGTGCCGGTGTTAAAGAACCTGGGGTCATACAGATTCTTTCTGTAATAAGTCTTGCCATATCCCTCGTAAATGTTTACGATGTTGGTTGGCATCGTTGTTTTCATTCCAAGCGGATAACTTCTGTTGGGCTCTGAATAAGCCTCAATTGAGAACGTGTCATCAGAAACAAGAGCTATGTCTTGATACCTTTTGACCCTCAAAGGTTCTTCGTTGGAAACAAACGATATTTTTTGAATAAAGTTTTCTCCGTGAAAATTCCAGTTGCCATACTGATTGTGGAGATACATCTGGTTGTTCCTATCCCAGCCAACCAGGGTCTGGCCTAGGCTGCAAAACTGCTGGAAATTGTAATCGTATGTAGACCTCCATCGCATATTTACGTAGTCAAACACAACGTGGTCGTATGTGAAACCGCTAGTAGTGTAGTAATATGCCGGAACCAGATACTCAGAAGCAGATGGGCCGGAGTCGTTTATCTGAATGGTTGTATAGTTAAGCCCTTCGTCCCAAATGGCCTGTGTAACAGTCCCTGTATAAACGACTCCATTCTCGTGAACGACAACTATTTCTAAACCAAATAAATTTTCAGCATCTACGCCAACAACTACCCAAACATCGTCAGTCAAGGACGGTGGGTTAAATCCTCCCAGCATTTCTCCGGTTAGTTGGTCTCCAAACCTAAACGCAAAACCAACCTCCCCAACTGTTTCATTCACATAAGTTCTAACTACCGGTCTGTTTGTCGAATTGTATGAAGCGGCAAGCTGTTTTGTTTTTGTTCTAAACTTGTAATCCTTTCCTGAACCAGGATCCACCTCACTTACAACTATTTGCCCGTTAGCACCAGAATATATAAATACTCCGGCCTTGTTGTCAAAGTACATAGTTGTGCCATCAGGCAGTATTGCATTTGCTCCAGTGTCTGAACAACCAAACAATGTCTTGTAGTCAAACCAAGAAGCAAATGTTCTGTTAGATACGCGCACTGTTGAGTCAGATCCTACTTCGTTAGGGTAGAATTGGATGTAGATAGAGTTCTCCTTCCTTGGCTGAAGACACTTGAGAGTTTTACCCTCGCGACCAGACATGTACGTTCTAGTCACAGGACCGAACAGTGCGTTCATGTCCTCGATGTTGTCGTTCAACAAAGAGAAAGAAGACAAGCCATTTACCTGTGTCCCTACAATAAATGAGTCTGAGTGAATAGACGTCGCCTGACGGTGATTCATCTTAGCGTTTGGATCCTCAATCCTTGTTCTTCCTGTCTCGTGTATATTGCTTGACCAGTAGTCTGAGTAGTTTGGATCTTCAACAAAATAATAAGCCTGAGCCGATCCACCGGCCATACCTGTCTGATAGTTTCTTTGTCTTACATACACGTCCCCGTAGCCTAAAGCAAAAGTAGCAGGCCTAGATGAAAGTAAATCATTTGAAATTTGATACTCGTTCGTTTCGGCATCAAATGGGGCACTATCTATTGTGATATAAGCCATGCTAGACGTGGCCGAAAACGCAAAGATAAGATTGGTCTGATTTTGGGTTTGATCGTAAGCTGCAAGAGTAACTGACGAACTAATTGAGGTAGTAGTACCGTCTAAATTGTATATTGTTATAGAATAAAAATTACCCTCCAAAAACGTGTAGTCTCCGTTCATAGCAAACCTATACGGTCCGTCGCCGAATATATACACGTAATATAGAGGCGGAGCTCCGTGCGCCCTGTCTTCTGTGTGTGGGTTTCTTATGTCTATAGCCTCAGTTACATCTTTCCAAGTCGATACAAATAAACTGCCTGTATCATCTACCGAAGGTGTTGGCGTGTATATTTCTATCAGTTGACCAAACAACTGTCCTTCAACCAAGTCTAATCCAGCCTGCGTCTCTATAAGACTTGTGTCAAATATATTTGTGTAAATTATTTGGCGTTGCTGTTCACCTCCCACCGGATCGTATCCTACAACATCTAGTTCAAGATAAGGCAAATAGGCAACCTGGTCGGCAGTTGTTGCCGGTCCATCCAGCCTTCTTCTTATGAATCTTATCTTGTCTCCAACTTTAATCTCATGGGCTATTGAAGCTCCAACGTTTTGATTTACATAGTACTTATCTATGTTTATTATGTATCTATTGTTCGTTACCGTGTCCAGATATATTGAAGAAACATAACCACTTCCCCCAACATTATTAATCAGACTAATGTCATTTGCGTTGGTTGTGTACTGTCCAAAACTAGAAATTTCAGTTGCCGGTTTTGCTACTATCCAATACCTATCAGCCCATACCGGAGGTATGTGATCTATAGTAAATCTTGCATTTACCGTGAACGGATTGTCGGCATTGCTAAGTCCAGTCCTGTCCAAATCATAAAACCAGGGAACAAATAGGTTCATGGAATCTACCGTGTAAACAGTGCTGTCCCTATACGCCCTGTCTCCGTATACAATACCAAACTCATGTGTAGCCCCAACTTTCAGAGATGGAGCAGAAAGCGTTTGTCTGTATGATCTTACCCTTGGATTAACAATCGGATCTGGATTAGGACCCGCCGTAAAGCTGTATATAACAGCGTTACCCGATGGAGCCGCCGAACCGGGAGCGTATCCTAATTGAGACATGAAAGAGTTACATATGATATCCATTATCGCTACGTTCCAATCCATTGGAGTAGCCCCCGCCGCTAATGCCGCGTCGATATCCGCTTGAGTTATTTGATAAACAAATTGACCAATTGAAGCACTACTTGGTGCCGGACCTTGAAGCACCAAGCCGGCAGAAAACGGAAACACATCGTTTGCGTTAAAATCATCAGTGTCTGTTGCTATTGATGAGGACGCAAGGCTATATGTAATGTCAAGATCAATTGCCGCAAATGGGTTCCAGTTTATTTCGTTTAATTGATAGCCAACCCCAACGTCAAGGATAAAAGGCTCCTCTGTGGGTTTGTCGTACCCCTCTCTGAAGTTAGTGTACACTATCTGGCTTGTGGGGAGGTACTCTTGACAGCTTGCGGTTATAGGTAGTCGATCGTAGTTCTTAAACACATCTATAGCCGGAGTCGTGGCAACCCCTCCGTAAAATTGAACAGTCCAAATGGTATTGTTTGGTATTACGTCCTGGTCCTTGTCCAACTGAAGAAATACACCAAACGGAGGTTCTACGCCAAACAAGTCCTTGTCAAACTGTTGTACAGCAATGTTGAACTTTCTTATTATGCTAGGACCTGTTTCAAACTGTATATTGATTCCGTTACTATTGTTTGGATAAACCCAATTGGTTCCGGGTATCAACTCAGACTGCTGAGGCAACTCTAAATTAGAATACATCGACCAAACGCCAACCTCTCCATTCTCGTAAATAGGCTGAATAATAAACTTGAACAGTTTATTGCGGAGTTTGTTGTCTTGTCTTGTGGGGTCTGTAAAATAAGATACGCGAGGCGGGTCCATAGGCCACTTTATCGCGTCAATTGTTTGAAGCGTAATACCACCCGTGTAAAAGTTATCAAGAACCTTTTGTATGTTTATCTGATATGGCGGATTGAACAAACGTGTTCCATCAGCCTCATACATCTGAGGGTCCCAGCGTCCATCAGTCCACTTCAAGATATCATCAATTACGTTTGCGTGGTAGATAGGAAATTCTCGGCTGAAATTAAGTGCTGGAGCTGCAACTAAAAGATTATGTGTTTGTGTATCAATATAGTACAACCATATCTCATGCAGTCCGGTGGCTTTAAAAACAAAGTATACGATTGCATTTTGCTTTTGCCAAACGGTTGCCCCAATTATTTGGTCTTGAATTGAAATAAATGGATTAGGGATCAATAACGTCCCATCAGAAGTTTCTACAGCGTATGCGTTGCCAGAGTTGTAACCAAGGCGACAATAAGAGAAATCTCTATAATCTCCTTTAGGTACACCCTGTGGCGTATCGTCGGTGTTTATACCGCCGGCAAAAACTATGACTTCGTTAAACTCCATTATCCTAAATTAAATTCTGAACTCTGTGAAAGTGCGTCAATCATTTCACTCAGTCGTGGCGCTTTTATCAAAAGGTTCGCACTCCACTGAGCTGCCTCATATTGCATCTGCAATTCTTTGTATTTAGCCTTGTCTTCGCTATTTCCTTTGTGCAAGCAATACTCACTCATCAAGTACAAACGAAATGGCTCAGAATAAGCAACATCAATCATGGTGTTTTCGTTTACCTCCGATCCGTTTGAGAAGTATTCTATAATCAATTGACCATCAGGTATATTGTGACTGAAAATGATATTGTTACCATCTATGCGGTAGTAGTTCTCATTGCGTCCACCACCAGCGGTGTAGTTTGGGTAGTTGTAAAAGTAACCAAAATAACCCGTTGGGAAAAACCCATCCAATACTACGTCGTCATTCTGATCGCTCTCGCATTGGAAGAACTCTTCTGGGTAAGTAAGCGAGGTGTCCGGTGTTAAAGTCCAAATGCGACGACCTGACTTCAATCCTATCTTGGAAATCCTCATACAGTCTCCTGGCATCGTGAACACCCGCGCCCCCGTATCTATCTTAGCGTATATTGTCTTTAGGCTCACATTCCCGTCGAGTGGAGCCTTCTCGCTCAAGTAATCAATAGCCACCTGAGTCATCCACGTAAGCTCACGACCGGCTGGGTTCTTACCTAAGCGGTACAAAGCTGATGTGGCGATATATTTTATATTCTTAATGGTCATGATCTAGCCGCTGCGGTTTGTGCATCAATTGAGTCGTTGTTCAAATCGTCTTGGAACCCTTGGGTTGACAAGACCTGCATACACATTTGAAAAAGCATCATTTCTCCCTTACCCGTCTCGTCACTTGGAATGATAAGAACATCGTCGTCATCCATCTGGTACACGTTAGGAACCATAGTAACCGTTACATTACCCTCTGGCTTTTTGTTGAAACGCAACTTATCTTTGAAAAGGATTGCAGCTGAGTTGTTTCCACCACGCAGTACGTTCAATGCGGTTGATTCCGCCTTGGTCTGTACCGAGTATGAATTAAACCCAGACGACTCGTCCTCCACACTAAAGATTGCCATCGTCCCAGCAATCGGCTGTGGACTGAGGGTCACATAATACCCATTGGCGTCAGTAGCCGGAGTAAACACGTATGGAACCGCCATGTCGCTTGCCTCATACGGATCGCGTGACACGGTGTCTGCAAGGGCTAAGTTGAGTACTCGAGAAATAATCGAACGAGGGTACAGACGGCGCAAGTCTTCAGGGGTGTCTCCCCCAGTCAATCTGTGCTGTATTAGTTCGATGGCTTGACGTTTTGTAATCATACTTTACTTGGCATTTGAGTCTGAATGTTCCATTGGTTTTCGTTACCAATACCGATGTAAGTCTTAATCAAATCAGTTAGGTGGTCCACGCAGCTTTCAGGATATTCAAATTCAACGCTTGCACTTGGAGTGCCGATTGGAGCTGTAGTTGCATTTGTGTGAGTAGACCCCGGTGGTAAATATACAGGGATTCCGTTCTCAATTTGATAATCAAATACAGGCTGAATTGGCTCTCGTATGTAAGTAAAGGTTATCCGTGGCATATACGGATAAATGAAATACTTGTCATTTCGTGTAACAAGTATTGGATCGTTTTCTTGTGGGTTGTCTACCGGGCTTGTAATCGAATTACGCATCTTGGCGTCAAACTCGTGTTGGCTTACAAACTCTACGCTTCGGTAGTTTGTTTCGTATGAACACTCCTTATTCAATATCTCAAGGAAACTTGCCGTTGCCTGATACCAAATGTCGGCAGGAATGTTTGCGTATCCGCCACGTTCTGGTCGTCCTGCTAAAACAGGAGTGAACGACATTGCTGGGTACTGAGGTGAACCTAAGGTCTTGATAAATGTCTGAAGGTCACTAGTAATCTCTCGGCTATTTTCAAAGTTGTCTACGAGCGTGTTCAAGTAACGCTGGTTTACAATCTTAATCGCACGATTGAAGTCATCGGGCGTGATGTAGCCGCCCCTCAGATCCTTTCCGGCTCTGAAGAGAAGCTCATCATATATTTGACCGAGGTTAGTAGTCATTATGGGTAGATTTCAATTTTGATTCTAGCGTTTGAAATCAAATCGGCAAGTGTACCTGTCAAATTATAATTTGATACATCTATACTATTAGAATATATTGCAGCGCTAAATGTAGATCCTAAAACAGGAGTTATAAAGATTGCAGCATTAGCAAATACGCTTGATGATGCTGATATTAGATATTGACCAGTGGTTGCGTAGTCAAGAGTTATTGTAGCTCCAGTATTATTGAATATCTGTGTTAGCGAAGCAGTTGGGCCATTACCTGTTACCCTTCCTACATAAACCAAAGGACCACTTGAACTTGTAGTCTGAACCACATTACCCGAAGCGTCAACGCCAAGCAGGTATGCTGGGGCCGGATCTTCAAAGGTTGTGCTGTTGTAGCCGTTAAGAGTAACAGACTTGTCCGCATTGACGGTGAGTCCAATATCTAATAAACCTCCTTCGGTAATTGCAATTTGAAAGTCTGAATCCTGTGCAGCGGCGTCTGTCCAACGACTTCTGATGACCGCTGTTCGGTTTACTGCTCCAGCTGTGGTTTCAGCTTGGAACTCTATTGAGCTTCCTATTCCGTTAGCTCCCGAACCGCCATCAACTGACGTTTGCAAAACTAAGTTTTGACCAACGCTTGGGAACGCTCCGTCCACTAATAAAACCAATGGATTTGTGGCGTCAACAATCGAAAGTGAGTTTCCGTCTACGTCAATCGTAGTAGCCGCGTCAAGAGTACCTCCAAGTCGGAAGTCATCCCCAACCCTCGTCAAACCATTTATGCCGTCAAGGGCAGTCACGGTATTTTGAAGATCGGTTATATCGGCATTAAACTGAGCGTTCGCTAACAACTGAGCGGCAAACTGAGTGTTTGCTTGGCCTAGCTGATCCTGCACGTTGTCAGACGACAGATACGGGAGGTTAGGTGTAGCCGGAACATCTAAAGCAATAGGCAATACGCCTGGAGCATAATACTCTACCCATACGGCTTCAGAAGCCGTGTTTTCAGTACAACGATATATTATTCCCGTGTCCGTATTTTGCCACAACGCACCAACCTCAACACCTTGAGTTTCGTCATCATCAACCGTAGGAGAACCCGGGCCAGCAGGGGTGAGCGAAAACAAACGAAATTGGAACGATCGAATAAGGCTTTCTATTACAGATTCTCCAGAGTTGTTTGAAACCCAGTAGTAGGTGTTTTCATCACAACAAGCACACTCGCATCCCGAAGAGTCGAGGTTCTGCTTAATTAATTCAAGTGTGGCTCTGTAGTTAGCTGTATCTCCGCAAGCCCTGTAGTTCTGAGCCTCCGCATAATACAGAAGCACATTGTCTACAAACACTTGATACTTTGAAATTCGATTGCGCTGGAGTTCAACTGCGTGAGCTGCGCGAAGATTCTCAATACAAGGAGTGAGACCGCAAAGGCTACCGGCACAGCTTACTTGAAACTCTTTAACTACAGACTTAGTGTAAAGCACAACCAAGCCGCTTGTTTGAGTTTGCTGTATCTGCTGCGTAAGCGAAACACTATAAGTTCCAGTTGCAAGTGGAGTTTCTGTTCCAGCAGGCGGGTAAGGAAGTGAGTTGGTAACTATGTTCCCAGGAAACGTAGGACTAAGTGTGGTCCAAGATGGGTAATTAATCGAACAACTTAAACTTGCAACAACTTCGTTTGAGGCAAGTGGTGTTGTGTTAGCTACACCCCAAGTTCCGCTGTCTCCATACTCGCAATCGTAAGTAAAGCTAACATCTGCGTTTACCTGTGTACATCCAGAATATGTGTATACTCCGTTAAACTGTACGTTCTGTAAGTCAAACAGAATGATTTCGGCAACAGGAATAGTATAATCTGAAACGGTTATCTCCGCGTCTGCGTCTACCTGTTCCAACGCCTCTACTGTAACATCCTCAAAGTCTACACCCGGATCAGCTAGACGTATCACGTTTCCAACCTCCAGATATTGAGTTATCCATTGGTTAGAGGCCACGTTAATTAAGTCAGGCGGGGTGAGTGTAATCGCAACAGGAATAGTAAACGAGTTGACTCTGAGTCTATAAATAAACGTATAAACCCCGTTTGCCACATTTCCGTTTAGGTCTAGTGGTAGATCAAAGTAGGCGGTAGGAACCCCATCATCGACAAAATTCCAACCTTGAAGGTCGATAATGGGGCTGCTAATAGAATTGCCATCGACGATAATATCGCCGTTAAAGGTGACCTGCCCCAATCCTTTCAGTTCGTAAATTATTGGATCGAGACCCAATCCGATGTAGTCGGTAGAGTCAACGATAACGCCTCGTGGCTGTAACGCACCGGTGCCCGGGTTGGTGTACGTTAAGTCAAACGAAAAGGATATGGTGCTAATCATCTTTTATATTTTTCTTAATTTGCCTAATAATTCTTCATTTACCTTGAGGTGGTCAATCAGAGCAAATGCAGCCTCGCTACCCGTCTGCGCTGATTCAAAAAATGGTGTCTTCAACCACTTTGTTCCATCGCCTCTACGGTCGCGAATATACCACATTCCGTCTTCATTTTTGATAAAATTCTCATTCAAAAGACGGTTAACTAATTCATGGATAGACTCTCCCTCTGGAGCCTTAGACTCCTGAGGCTTAGATGAGCCGATGATCTCGAACGCATTCTTTTTGAATGTTTCGCTTCCCTTCTTGATAGCGTCATGAAGTGCTACGCGGGTCTCCTCTTCAGTGAACAAAGGCTTCATACCCAAGCCTTCCATAGCTTTTAGGATGGTCTTGTAGTCAAGATTAAAGTAGATGAGGTCTTCAAGCTCACGTGCTGCCTTGGCTGCGTTGATCTTAGACTTAGCATCAACATCTTTTTTCTCATAAATAAACTTCTGCTTTCCAGACTTGTAAAGTGACTTGTTTCCGTCAATAACCGGACAGATGTATTGAAGGTAAAACAACAAGTCTTTTTGATGTGGCTGGACTGTAAATCCATCATTTATATTTAGGCGAGTGTTGCCATATCTGTAAACTCCACCAATGTTACTTGGTGCCGTGGTCGTGTAAAGCAGTGTGTACTCAGACTCGCCCTCCTTGTCGTAAAAATTACCCTTCGTTTTTACAGAAAAAGCTCCCGGAGACTGAACCATCAAAATTGGTTCAGCATCTGTGTTGTTAGTTGGAACCTTATAGGTCTTTATTTTGTATTGGTCTTTGATGCGCAAAACAACTGGCCTTTTTTCATTAAAGAAGTAAGGGAAGTCGTTTTTCATTTCCTGTTCTGCCCATTCCGGAACATCTACCGCTTGGTTGTTGCTTAAATCAAATAACATATCGTTTTATTTTTTTGTTTGTTAAAAATAGGGAGGGGTTTCCCCCTCCCCATTTTGAGTTTACTAAGATTAGACTGTGAACAGACCGTACTTGTTAGCGTTTACAAACTTGTAAGCTACTTCAGATACGATGTGAACACCGAGCTGCCATACATCAGTCTTGTTAGCTGCTGCACGACCACCTGTCTGCCACATGTTCATGAATGCTCCTGGCTTGTGACATACGCGGATATACTTACCCATGTTACCCATACCATCGTCAACACCTCCATTGGTGCTCAATGGAATGAAGAACGCGTATTGTTTCCAAGGGTTATCAGTAGCGTCAGCACCAGCACCGAACATTGTTGGGTTGTCGAAGATGCCCATACGAACAAACGCGAAGTTCTTGTTATTAAACACGAGGTTGTTGAATGAGAATGTACGACTCATCAAGTCAGCGTAAGCGCCCTCGCCCCAGAAGGTCTTCTCCAACTGAGTCTTGTTAACGGTCACGTTGTAGTTAAGCGCTGAAGCACCTGGGCCAGCAGCTTGGAAAAGCGCTTGCTCTAATTGGGCTTGCATGTAACCGCTTGTCCACACCATATAGTTCTTTACAGAACCGTCCTGTGAGGTCAAAGCAGCTTCCATTGCGTAGAAGTCTTCAATATCAATTCCAGCACCAGCTCCACCGCCAATTGATATCGCAGTATTGATACCACCACCGTTTGCGCCAGATTGGTTGTTTTCAATCGCGTTTACCAAACCTTGTGTGGTCTGGAAAGACGTAGGTGTAATGGTAGCGTTGTAACCTGTAGATGTAGATGGAACACCGGCAAAGAACGTGTTTACCAAGGCAACTTGGTGCTCACGCTGCAAGTAGATGATGTCACGTGAGTTAGAGTATGGAGTCTGAACCCCGTTCTCCAACTGTGAGTACCAAAGCTGGTTGTAAAGCGCCTCTGAGCTAGAGGTGGTGTCGTTACGGAAAGTCTGCAAAGGAGAGGTGTGAACCGTGTCGAATGTAAACTTAGAAGCGTAAGCACCAGTGTTTTCACCAGCTGAGTTACCTACGTAGAACATCAAACCACTAGGACCTGCTGCGCCTGTTGTGATTAATGGCGCCATGGTAACTTCAGCAGCATCATTCGGATTCTTTGCTGTGATCTGGTATAGAGCACCAGTGGCAGCATTTCTCCAGATGTCTCCAACCGCTGGCCAAGAGTAGTCTACACCGCCAACAGTTGTAATGCTGGTACCGTCCAAAGTTACTGTATACGGACCTGGATTTGCACCAGCTGAGGTAACAGTAATTGGAGCTTCCATGCGGGTCATTTCAAACCAACGAACACGTGGGTTCTTCGCGATTTCGCGGTTACCTACTGCGTTCATGATCTGGTTCATCGCATCGAAATACTCATCACCAAATGGAAGATATGCTACCGCATCAAAGTCTTCCATGATTGCATCCCAGTTGTTCTGGATGCCCCCGAAGTTCATTGCACCCGTACTGATAGGGGGTGCAATTGGGTCACTTACTACAAATGCCATTTTATTAAATTTTTTTAATAGTTAATTATGATTTTAGCATCTGTGACGGTAAGGCAATACCACGCTCCATGAGATCTCTTTGAGCCGGGGTAAGTCCCTTGTTGTCTACAGACGTTTTGCCTACACGGTTCGGCGTCTTAGGCTGACCATTGTAGACCTCGCGTACCACCTTTTTTTCGGTTTGAGCAGTAAGTGACTTGGCTATTTGAACACCGAGATCCCCAGACTGAACCTTATGAATGAGGATTTGATTTGTTAACCATTCACGCACCGCTTGTTTACCTTCCTTTGTGGTGGTATCAAAGGCTTGACCTAAATAACCAGCATACTGCGACTTCAAAATCGATTCGACCTCTTCGTTTGAAACTTGTAACGAAACTTCCGTATCGCCGAATTTGTAGGGGACCTCCTTTAGCTGCTTACCGTAGGACTCTGCCTCGGTAAGTGCTATAGTCTGTCTTTCCGCAATCTGTTTTTGACTTTGGCTCTTTAGCTCTTTTGCAAAGGTAAAAGGATTCTTTACTGTTTCAACATCTTTTTTGGTCTTTTCAATCATCTCAATAGCATCGATTGCATCAGACTTTAAAAGGGCTGTAGCGTAATATTCTCCGTCACCTAAGTTATACTTTTCACGAATGGCTTCCTCAATAGTTGACTGGCCAAGTCGCTTAAATTTATCTGGATTCTTTACCGCCTCAGCAAGGACTAGTGCCTTCAAGGGGTCTTCCATCAAGCTGTCGGGGTTAGAGGACACGATCTGGTTGGCTATAGACGAGTTGATACCCTTTTTACCAAAAGCAACCATTGTGCGAGCCTCTTCGATGCCGCCAAATGGATCGTCTGCCTCCTGCAAAAGCGCTAAACCATCCTCTATCTCCTTTTGTTTATGGGTTAACTCTTCCGCCAAACCTTTGTATGACCGTAATTGCTCGAACTCATTTTTAAACGAATCCTCGCTATCGTACCCATAAGCAGCAAACCACGGGCTATCTTGTGGGGATACCTCTTCATTAACATGTTCAGTTCCTTGGTTGGTTAATTCTTCGTTTACCAACTCATTTTGATTGTTCAATTCGTTGTTTTCCATATGTTTTATACTCTACCTGTTATTTCGTTTCCTAACTCAGCCTCAAGAGTAGCCTCAAGATTTATTTCTTCTAACGCCTGTTGTCCCTTGAGCATTTGTACTTGGTAATCTGCATCAGCCTTCATCTTAGCCAACTGCTGTTCTTTCATGAGGTCAAGGTTAGCCTTTTCTCTGTGTGCCGCAATCTCCATTTGCATCTTTTGCATCATGGTCTGTCTCTTAGCCTCTTCCGTTACAATGGCAGATTCTTGCTGACCCTGAATAGTTTGCTGCAACATCATCTGAGAGTATTGCTGCTCTCTCTGGCGTGCCTCTGTTTCCTCTGTTGCCATGAACCACAACGCCTCGTCAACATCTCCGTTTTTCAGTAACTGAGCCACTCGCTCTACACTAGAAGGGCTCAACAAAACAGCACCATCTTTAGTAGGCATCTGTGACATTTGCATAGCGCGTTGTAAAATAGCACTCTTTTCCTTTTCATTAGGAAGAACCTTGCATGTAATTGCGAGCTGATCCAAAGACAATCCCTCAATATCATCCAGGGCGTTAATCATTGTCTCACCAATAATTGCTTCATAAAACTCGCGGATCTTCGGGTCGTACTCTATATCTATCCTGGCCTGATGTATAATTCTTTCACCAAGTTTTTGTTTAAATTGTCTTTCCGATTCACGTAACGGCCAGTTGGCGTGGTTACCAGCAACATAGTCGGCCTCCATAACACCAACCAAACGCTCCGCTGATTGGTCAGGACTTGCGGCCATAGCATCCGGAATACCCATAAGGTCCTTGATCATCATTTGGATATTTGCTATCTGGGCAAGCCATTCTTGGCCTTGTGGTCCCAAACCATTGTCCATTTCTGCCAATGGCTGAGATACATACTTGCCTGTTGCCGCGTTAAACTTAGTAGCGACAATCTGAATACCGTTTTGACGGTGGATGTGCATGAGGTCGAACAGGTCGTACTCTACACCTCCAATCTTGATGTTGGCGGCTTCGCCGACATCAATTCTGTATCCTTTCGGAGCAGCAGCCCATACCGCCGCACGTAACTTCAATACCGCAAACATCAAATCATCAAGCAATCCTTTCACGCTGCGTGTCGGAGACTGACCATTGATGCGGTGAATAACATAAGAACTCATTGGAGAAAGGCCCTTCTGCATTTGGTTAGGTTTCTTCTTCCATTCGTAAATTTTATCTTGTCCTGTACCAGAAATGATGTAAGACCCTTCGTACCAGTAGTTGCAGCTTACCTCGTCATATGTGTCGTTTGGGTTCTTCTTCTTCTCGTCTACCGGCTTGTTGTTGCGGATATAACTTCCATATCCCTGCTTGTTTACTCGCTCTACGTACTGTTTGTAGTCTGTAGATAAATATTCAAACTTTAACACGTATATCTTAAAATCCATCCAAACCCAACGGTTTGTGGTAGAGTCTTTGCGCTCAAATGCCCACTGAGGAATGGTTGATACGTTGGTTTGGTATGGAACATACGACTTTGCCATCGCCTGTATCTGTGCCTCAGTAAATCCGGCGTCAATCAGCTTGTCAAAAATAGACTGAACAGTTTCAGCCTCTATGTGTCCAATAGCCACAGGCTCTTCCTGATTGTCTTCATTCCAAAGCATGACCATTCGGGCAGGATCTATGTACTGAAACTTTACCTGTCCGGTAATTGGATCATTGTAAATCTTAGCGGCACGGAAGTGAAAGTCAATCGCGTCACGATTAAACTCCATACGCTGACCCGCCCAGTTAGAAGCACGAAAACCAGACTCAGCAAGTTTCTCTAAGGCAACTTCATATTTGCTCTTGAAAAAACCAAGACGGTCAGCCATCTCAAGCATTGTCTCGTCCTTAGGAACAAAAGGTAACTTAAACTCTGGCAGACCTAATTGACGCGCTAGTGGATTTGTGTAATTTGCCTTAGCGTACAAATCATATTTTTGACGCTTCTTTTTATTGATGATGTTTTTATCAAGAGAAACACAATCAAGTTTATAGTCGTTATCTGCAAGAATCGATAGAAGAACATTCGATAATTTTCTCATTGGAGAGAAAATGTCATAGCTAATGTTAGCCATTGCTTTTCTCTGAGCCTTACTTAATCCCTTAGTACTTGAATTGGCCTCATTTTGACTTATGCCTTTTGTGCCAATAGGAGACCCGTTTGTAAACCAATTTTTATACCTTTCCTGAGACTGATTTCCAGCGCCATAATTTCTAACTTCCTGCATCTCAGGTAATTGCGTATAAGTAAAATATGTACCACCGGCACAAAAACGAGTGTATAAAGCGCGTCCAACACGTAATCCGTACTCTGGCTTTAACTTGTCAATCTCGGGGATGTTGTCACTTGGGAACAACATGCTGCCGAGTATCTGCGGTAATATCATATCTTGTAAATTTAGTTTACCAGCACAAATGTAGTAAATTTTTTATTAAATAGCTGAAAACAATCATTCTACATCAAACATTGCAAAGCCTCCTTTTATTTCTATTGGCTGATAAACCTCTTTGTAAAGGTCTGGCATCCTGCTCTTTATAGCCCTCATGCACCATCCTGTAGCGGCACACAAGTCATGGTTGGTCAAGTCATCAAGGCCCCTCATCTGGCTCCATTCTTCTACTATCTCCCACATTTTTACATACTTAACATTGTTGTTGAAGAACGTCATGATGTCTCCGGCCATTTCGTTTTTCTCAGCCTCTCCCGCCCATACTCCCGGTCTTGCATCCTGCTTTCCATCAGACCCCAAATCCTTCAAAAGGTAGCCATCAAACCCATTGTCTCTAAAGTATTCCACTAGAGCTTCTCCATCCGGCCATTCAGGATAAACATATGCACCAAGGAATATGGCTGCCTTCAGCCACTCCTCGTGATACTCAGCCTTGTCTTCAGTTTGTCTGTTGTAAATCAGAATCCAGTCGTTACTCACCCATTCGTTTCTAGGTTTGCTGTCTGGATCTACCTGACTATCTCGTTTGTAGAAAACCGCTGCTGCTGCGTTTGACTTCTTTTTACCTACTGTGTTTCGCTTATGGAACTTTACCGGGTCACAACAAAGGAAGTACTTGTTCATTACCGAAGGATCCGGCGCGTATATTGGGCCCCTTTCTTTGGGAGGTATATACCCTTCTTCTGCTGTCACAACTGTTCTTCTGTTCCTTTGATCGTGTGGGGGCAGGTAAGTCATAGTCCAACTCCCCTTAGGGTCATTTTCCACATAAACATCCCCCCCAAACTTGTCTCCAATCCATTTGAAGTTTACCTTAGTGCTTATTGGGGTCCTTAAAAACTTCAATTCAGATATGCGGTCACGCATCTTCTCGATAGGCATACCCATGTCTTTTGGAATTACAGCAAACGCCTGCTTCCAAGTCATTGGGAAGTTCTGCTGCAACTTAATGAGCTTCTGCCATTCCCGCTTGCGCTCGAAGTAGTCTGCTTGGTTTAACAGATACGACTTGGCGCCCTTGGTAATCCACTTGCCTTCGTTGGACATCACGGGTTCCTTCGGGTCGTCAATAATGCTTGCACCGTACTCGTCGATGTACCCCTCCACTGCGTAGTAACCGGGCAGAAAAAAGTTGATGAGTCCTGACGGAGTTGTTCCGTTCTCGTTGCGATCAGAGAAGTGTGAATCGTTGGCAATGTCAAAGAACTGTGCTCCACCGCCTGTGTCCATGTCACCCACCGTAGACGGCATGATGCAGAACCCACGAATGTTCTCACCTCGCTCGATCGCTGGCTTCATCGTGTTGTACCACCACGTCGGGATGTTTTGGTCTGCCGCCTTCGCGTCCGTTTTCTTCGCTGGCTCGTCACGATAGACAAATGCGATTTCCGCCTCTCCGTCCGCCGCCTTTTCCGACGACGAGAGTGGCGTAATGAAACATTCCATTTGTTCGGGGATGATTCCAGCCCTTGCTGCTGATGCGATTGCTCCTTCATATTGGAAACGTAATCCCTCTTTCGCCTCAATCCTTCCGCGATAGTGTGGTCGGAAGAAGAAAGGAAGTTTACTTACGGGGGTTTGTATCTGCTTGATAAATATCTTGTTAACAGCCTGATCCTCGTTCATCGCCTGGATGATAAAGGTCTGGTCTGGCATATTGAGAGTGCCCCAAGTACAAAAACAACATGCAATTGCTGTCTTGGCGATACGACGTCCGGAAACGAAGTTAATGCCGTGCACAGTCCTCTTTCCTCTTCCGACCGTTACGTTTACGTTTGGCTCAACGTAGTATTCTACCCCTTGATCGTTCATATCCTCAACGACACTTTTCACTTCTTGGTTTGAATACCTTGTCTTTACCACTCCGTTTTCCCGGTACAGAATCTTGTGCTTATAAAATGCATCCTCTGTGGTGTAGGCGTACATAAACAGGTGGAACATCTTTCGCTGGTAGTCGCGGTAGTCTGGACGGTTGTTGTTTTTTCCAAAATTCTTTACGGTCCAGAAGTTCAAGAAGAAGTAGTTCGCCCCGTTGATGTATGTAGGTTTTCCTTTGATGAAACACCAATACCCAACATATCTACGCTTAATTTGGAGTTTGATCCATTCAATCTCCATGGCATAGTACTTCTGATTGGACTCAATTTCCTCGTAAATGTCCTCAAGCCTTACGTCGCCTACTTCCTTGTATTTGGATTTGTTAGTTGCGTGTTTCTTATTGAACACGACCTCATAGATTAACTTTATCTTCTCAGGTGTTTCCTGATAAGTAAACTTTTGATCTTTAGGATTTAATCCATATCCATCGACAAAAGTAAGCGCTTCCTCTCTTGTTATCTCTCGCTTTAGATGGTGAGAATACCATTCTTCCAGGCGCGGAAGCGGGATACGGATTGTATCTAACTCGTCATCATCCTCATGGAACGAAACATATTTGTCCTCCTCGTCGTATTCGTACTTCATGGTATTACCTCCGGGAATATTTCTTTCTTCTCACGCCATATGCGGGAGTAGTGTTCTGGCTGTATACCCAAGTTTTCTGAACGAACCGAGAACGTGATTGCTTTTTGTAAAGTTATGCTAACCTCATCGTTCATGATTCTAGTCCGCGCATCTACTAGGGTTTGACGCCAACTCTCAAGTCCTGCTTGAAAGTTCTTATCGTCATTTGACCTGTCCACGGGCTGAGTCAATAACGCTCTTTGCAATGCTGCGATTCGGATGTCTGCGGTACTCATAATCGAATAGTCCTCCGAGCATTGTAGGCGGGTGAATACGATGTAACGCTCCACCGCCCAGTCCACATTCATCATGCAGAGCTGGGCGTACCCGTTGTCTGGATCCGTGTCATCAACCATTATGTTGAGTTTGTTCAGCGTATATCGTTTGCGCTGGTTGATGTCCGGATAGGCATCTTTTACAGGTGTTCCTGGAGCGAACATATATATGAGATAGCGCACAACCTTGTCAGCGCTAACCCCCTCAGGAAGGTCGTCAGACCTGTCGAGAATATGGGCTTGACTGGCCAGGTCCGAGAAACGGTATACGACCGCCTCGTCATCCGGGATGCCTTCAATGTTGTACGATATTTTACTAAAGTCTAGTTTTATCATCTTTGGTACGCAAGGATCACCCTTGACTGGAATCTAACGTATTCTGTTGTCTTGGCAAGTGTAGGGTCTAACTTTGTTGCGTAGGCTCTCCTTACACATACAATGTCCCCCTTCTTGACCTCATTGTTTGACCAAACATCTGGCCTTGTATATACCGGTGTTCTTGCTGGAGGAACAACAACTTCAACTAAAGTAAGGTCGTTGTCTACCATGTGGATTGACCCTATCTTCCTTTCATTACCAAGCAGTTTTCCTATAATGTACCCATTCAAGCTAACTATTTCATCACCGCGCTTGGCCGCGTATATCGACTTCTTAGAAATCGTTAGGTATATTTTTCCGTCTACTATACAGCCACCTTCTCCCTCGGTTATCATCTCTCGGGTAAAAGTAGCGTCAAACCAAACTTCGTCACCTTCAACGGCATCAAACTCACACTGATAGTCCCATCCCTGTTCGCCAAGGTCAGCCTCAGAAATTTTAATTATTTTCCCTCTCCTTACAGCCTGTTTGTCTTGAATGTTTTCCTTGTCCGGGTCAGCCTCTTGTTGTGACTCAGCATGAATCCTATTGTATTCAGCTATCAACTTCTTGTCCTTATACCTTGACTTTCTTATACCATCGACAAGGTCAAACATATAGTTATGGTCTACGTCTGATACATAAGTCTTTACCTTGTTGACTATCTTGAGTTTACCTCCATTAAAGTCTATCTCGTCTTCAGTAAGCGCATGAAGCTGAATTATACACTCTCCGTTTATTAAACGGATCTTGTCCAGATCTATCCCGTTTAAATTCATTTGTTTGCTATTTTTTGTTCGTAAATCTCAAGCACCTTCTTTTGCTTGTCAAAGTTCTTCTTTCCAATTGGAATTTTTTTCTTTAACTTGTTTACGCACCTCCTCAATGAAGAGTAGCTACCAAACACCATAACGGCATCCCAGTCAGACATCAAGCCCTCAACTTTTACGGGATCCACCTGCTCTCTCCTAATGTAGTACTCGTATACCTCTATGATTTTGAGGTAGTTATTTTTTGTTTTTGTTCTTATCATAATGCTCTTGCAGTGTTTTGAAGAACGAAGACCTCTTAATCCTTGTCTCGACCTTTGTCTGTGAAATCTCAGTCATCGTCTCCTTATAGCGTCTTATCGCCTTTTCTACTTCGTCAAGGTCTTGTGAAGTTATGTTAGGGTCACAGTACAACAACCTCCTACGAGACTTCGTGGCCATTGGGGTGAATATTCTCATCACCTCGTATATCTCAATCTTCTCATCAATCATAGTGTTGAGGAGTAGTATTGCCCTGTCCCAATTCTTAATGTTATTCATATACCAAAACTATATGTCGCTCGTGTACAGAGTACTCCGTAACATCTTGCAGTTCAACCTTGTCTACCTTTCCTACAATGCAAACCCGCTGCCCAACCTCAAAATCACAAAAATTACCAACCTTGGTTATTACCGCATCGATTTGCTGTTTTGTATGGTTTTCTATCTGAATAAATACCCGGTGATCGGGTGGAAATAAGTTACTCATGTTGCAAATATACAAACAAATCACACAGTGTCAAGTTCTTGCTTGTAAACAATACTATTTTGCGTAAATTTGCGCTATGTTTATCTGCTCAATTATATTGGTCCTACTATCTCTTGGTTTCATGATGAAAAACTCCATATATGGCTGTGGCAAAAGGTGTTACAAGACTCGTAAGGAGGCTCAGGAACATTGTGACTATGATCAGCAGGTTTATATGTGCTGGGACTGTGAAACCTGGCATATAAAAAATAATGAAGAAAATCCTTGACAACCTCGCGTGGTTGTTTTATGTTTGCTAAAATATTCCGCCCCCCGTTTGTTAAGAGCAACAACAACCGGGGGTTGGAAGGTGGTTACAAATCATAACCAACTCAAAAACCCGTAAAGTTGCTCTTACGGGTTTTTTTTATTCTATGAACACAGGACAAATAGTTAAAGGGAAACGCAAGCATGACTTCGCAATTATCCCAAACGAAATCTCACAATCCAACCAGCTTACAATGGAGGAAAAGGGAATGATGTGCTTCCTTCTTTCACTTCCGGACAATTGGGTACTTTACAAAAAGAACATGTATGATCAGCTTCCCGATGGGAAACACGCAATTGACCGTGTGTTTAAGTCCCTGCAAGAGAAGGGGTATGTGCTTAGTTGCCGTCACATGGATACTGCTACAGGTAGGATGTTGGGTTGGAACCATATTGTGTACGATGAACCACAACTTGACCGAGAAGCGGATTTACCGACATCTGGTTTTCCCGTTGTCGGTGATAGCCAACAGTCGGGTGGCATCGATATATATAAAGAAACAAATACCAACAAAGAAACAATAAAATACAAATACGCATTTGAGGACTTTTGGCTTGCATACGACAAGAAGGTGGACAAGAAACAAACCCTTGCTGTATGGAACAGACTATCTGCTGAGGACCGCATACTTGCAGTAGAAGGCGTGGGAAACCATAAGAATGGGCGCGAGAAAAAATATTGGAAGGATCCGGTGCGATATCTTCGCGACAGAAGGTGGGAAGACGAAATGACAACAACGAATGTAAAACAAACAAACTATAGCTATGATCCAAATGACCCAAGGAATAAATGGTAAGGTATCTATCTACAAAGACTTCAACGACCTGCAAGGATTCCAAATTAGTGTGCTGGGCGCACTTGAACGAATTAGGACTGGAAAATCAAAGGCACTTGTTGAGAAGGCGAGGGAAGCCAAGACCAAGAAAGAGGCGGACGAGTTAAAAAAGAAACTCCCTGCCGTCTGTTTTAGTGGCACTTTTTCTAAAAGAAAGGACTCTGAACTGCTTGAACACTCCGGATACATAGTTTTGGACTTCGACAACGTGGCGGATATATCCCAAAAACGAAGCGAATTGTGTTCGGTAAGGTACATTACCGCAGTGTGGGTTTCACCGTCAGGAAAGGGCTTAAAAGCGCTCGTCCAAATTGAATGGAAAACCATGCATAAAGAGCATTTTGATGCCTTAATGAATGATATGCCGGACATTGACAAGACTGGACGCAATGTTTCTCGTCTGTGCTTTGAGTCGTATGATCCTGATTTATACTACAATCCGAGCGCCGAAACTTACAAGTGGTTACCCGTAAAAAAGTCAGACAGAAGGTTGCCTCAACAGACAACTACCGAGACGATTAACGATGACGACAAGATATTCCAAAACCTTTTGACATGGATGACATCTAAAGGTGATGCGTTCCGCGAGGGTGAAAGGAATCACTTTGTGTTTAAGTTGGCTGCAAGCTGCTGCCGATTTGGTATGATGGAAGAGACCTGCTACAACTTGATGATGATGCACGTCACTCCCGACTCTAGTTTTAGTCAGAAGGAATGCCGCCAGGCTATCCGCAGTGCGTACAGGGCTAACATGAATCAGTGGAACACCGCTGAGTTTACCAAGGACCAACTGGTTACAAAAACTAACCACTTGGAGGTAAAGATTGAACTCACCGAGCAAGACCTGGAAGAGATAAGCAAGGACGACGTGATATACGCTGAGGAGGTAATGGAACAGGCTTCTGAAATTTACCACAAGGGATATCAGGCAGCAATGCCTCTTGGGGTTCCATTACTCGACAAGCACTTCAAAAGAGTCAAGGGCGAATTAACAATTGTTTCCGGAATAGGAAACTACGGTAAGTCATCGTTTATGAAATGGGAGATGATATTCCGCATGGTCAAGTTTGGGGAGAAGGTGGCCATCTTCACCCCGGAGGAATTACCGGCAGAACAGTTCTATCACGACCTTGTAGAAATTTACTTTGGCAAGGACTGTACTCCAAACAATTACAACAGGCCTGGGTACGATGCGTACATGAAGGTGTACAAGATGATTGGCGAACACATCTTCATGGTGTACCCCAAGAACGTAAGCCCAACACCCGACTACGTGAAGGAGGTCTTCCTAAGCATGATTATTAAGCACGGTGTGGACCGTGTGATTATCGACCCGTTCAACCAAATGGCAAACGACTACACAAAGGGCGGTGGACGTAGCGACAAGTACCTTGAGACGTTTCTGTCCGACTGCACCCGCTTTGCTCGAAAGAACAACGTTTACTTTGACATCGTAGTCCACCCACACAAGATGCGTAAGGCTGACGACGGCAACTACCCGTGTCCAGAAGTGTTTGACTTAGCTGATGGTGCGATGTGGAATAACAAGGCGGACAACATAATTATTTACCACCGCCCACTTGCTCAGACAGCCCCGGAAAGTCCTTTGTGTGAGTTTCACTCCAAGAAGATCCGCAGACAGAAGATTGTTGGAATCAAGGGATTCTTTGATTTTGAACTTGTAAGGTCTACTCGCAGGTTTACGTTCGAGGGCGTCGATTACCTTCGTTTGGCGATCGAGGGTAAATATGTACAGTCTGAAATCAAACAACCAACCGCGATAAAACCGAATAGGAATTGGACTGACTCAAAAGAAGTAAAGGAATGGGAAGAAGACGCAGGACACCCGAACGGTTACAAGGAGGCGTGGGAGTAATTTAACGATTTTTTTTTGCATAAAAGAAACATATATGCTACATTTGCGAATATAACCAATTAATTAATCAAAAAATCTATGGGATTAAATCAAGGTGGTTCATCAAACCGTACTTACCTCAGTATTTCTAATGGTAAGATTGCCAAGCGAGTTCCGGAAGGCACAGCTGGCTCAATTAAGTGTAACAGCAAGGACGGCACCAAGGTGTGGTATGAGCAGCGATTTGCTTCGCTATCTGGCTACATCGTAGACGTGTTCAAGCGCGTATCTGAACAAGGGTATGGGGATCAGCTCTGCGTTGTGTTGAGTGACAACGGCGAGGAGTACCAAATTCAAATGCCGTGGTCATCACGCTACTCTTCAGGTTTCTTTTTGTCAATGCCTAACATCGACGCCGGTAAGGAGATTACTCTTACACCGTGGTCTAAGGAAATTGACGGCAAGACTCGTACAATGCTATACCTCCGTCACGGACAGGAGGACATCAAGTGGGGATGGACCAAGGACAACCCCGGTAATATGCCTGAGATGAAGCAGATCAAGGTAAAGGGTCAGGTTGTATGGGACGACTCAGAGCGCCAGGAGTTCTTTGAGAAGCACCTCAACGACATCTTCCTTCCGCAAGTTAAGGCCGTGAGCTCTGTAAAGAAACTAGACTCATACGCGGCGCCGGCTGTAGAAGATCCGGACGACGACGGATTGCCATTCTAATCTTAACCAAGGCCGTGGCGGGGGATAAACGCAGGCAAACCCGCTGCGGCCTAAACCTAAACAAACATGAGATACACATACAAAGATTTAGTCGATTTGGTTCACGTAAAAAAACGAGGTGAGTTTACAAAAATTTACGAGTACCTACACAAGGTAGATAATCCGCAAGAGAACGATATTCTTGAAAAAGTTAGCAAGCATTTTGAAGTGCCTACTGGAGAAATAAAAGGCAGAAAGAAATTTGCAGATATAGTGTTTGCAAGGCAGATGTTTATGACTACCATTAAGGTGTGTAGCACCAAAACTCTTGCACAGGTTGCCAGGATAGTAGAAAGAGACCATGCAACGGTTTGTCATGCGTTAAAGACGCTTCGTGTTGACTACGAATACGATCCGGTAAGAAGAAAAAAGATAAGACACTTCATAGCCGATCTAGACCCAGCAAAACAAGAACTTTTATTAGACTTTTTTAATGAACGGAATCCCAATATACTTGCCGCCTACTCCGTCGACGCTGACCGAGTTACAGCACCTGCGGAAATTGAGGCATAAGCTCCTCACTGAGGACATGGAGTACCCTAAAATGGGTGTGTACAAGCCAATGCACAAATACAAGCGAGATAAGTCGCTAATGCGCTTGATAAACAACAGATTGTATGAGCTGACCGGAAATGATATGTATCTTTGGCTTGGCGGAAATTATAACGAACTCAAAAAAATAGAAGATGGGCAGAATTGAAATTAAAGACGCAAAACGCACAATAGACGGTAAGAAGATTAACGCATACCGCGTGAAGACAATTGGCGAAAACAATGAAGTGTTGCAGACGTCAGAAGTCCTGAACACCATGGAAGCTGTTCTGGTGCACATAAAAGCAATGGCGTATGCGTGGAAAAGCGAAGGCGGATGCAGTGTAGTTGATTGTACTTATAGAGGCAAATTCAACGGAAAAACAATACAATTGATCCTAATTGACAGGATAAAGTTTAATGTGGTCTAAACCTATAAATTTGGAGCTAATGAAAAAATTTATCAAGCACATGTTGGAGTTGCCCAACATAACCCTTACGGCATTTTTAATTGCCTTCTGTATCGCAATATTTGTCTCTCTATGGGTTCGAGACTTTGTCAGCGCGTTTGCTTGCTTCCTTACCGTGGCCAGCATACTTCCTATAAAGTACTACGCATGGAAGAAATCGCAAAAGACGACTATAGAAAACAAGCAAAAAGTCATCGTAATCAAACGAAAATGAGCAAACTAAATTGTTTGTCGATACATTTGCTGAGGATGCGTGCTTCACGCAAGTTCAGTTTGTTTTATTTCATTTCGTTTGTGGAAACCGTCTCTTAACCGAGGCGGTTTTTGCTGTATTGGTGATAGTGATTATATTTGTAACATATCAACTAAATGAAAAATAACGTACAAAACTATCTCAACGTCTTAAACGATACAAGAGATCTAAGCCAAAATAAAAAGCTGGAGTTAGAATACGAAAACGTAACGTCCGGAACAAGCCTAGATTCCTTCAAGCGGGCATTTATGGCTTGGAAGAAAAGCAACTCATCGAAGTATGTCAAGCCTGGGGCTGTAAAAAAAGCCAAGATCAACCCGTACAAGGTGGCGGGGGGCTTCCAGGAACTCGTTAACGAACTGATTCCCGACAGTAACCCATTATCGTTGCCCGAATCAAAGGAAAGGGAATGGAAGCCATATAAATTACCAGTAAATCACAATGATATTCTTTTTCTTACCGACATACACGTACCATACCACAACATTCCTGCGCTCACAGCGGCCCTCAAGTACGGACTCGAAAACGAAGTCAACACCGTCTACATCAACGGAGACCTCGTTGATTTTTATGCCATTAGCCGTTTTCAGAAGGATCCTCGCAAGCGCGACCTTGCTTCCGAGATTTACATGGCGCGGGAGTTCCTCTACACGCTGCGGAAACTGTTCCCTACGCAAGCAATATACTTCAAAGCAGGGAACCACGACATCCGGTGGGACCACTACCTAATCAACAATGCGTCTGAACTTGTAGGAATTGAGGAGTTTTCATTGGAATCCATCCTGCACCTCAAGCAGCTCAACATTACGTTTATCCCGGACAAGCAACTTGTTCAGATGGGTAAGTTAATTGCCGTACACGGCCACGAGTTTGGACAAAGCATGTTCAGCCCGGTAAACATCGCCCGTGGACTTTATCTTCGAGCCAAGGACAACGCAATCTGCGGACACCACCACCAAACCTCAGAGCATACCGAGCCAAATATCAACGGAAAGGTAACCACCTGCTGGTCGGTAGCTTGCCTATGCGAACTACACCCAGACTATATGCCGATCAACAAGTTTACACACGGTTTCGCTCACATCAAAGCGTTTGATAATGATGAGTTTGAGGTTTTAAACTACCGGATCGTAAACGGCAAGATTAAATAACGGGCGGTAACATTTTCTGCTTGTTTTTTGTTACGGGGGTCTAAGAAATTTTTCCTTATTTTGCTATATGGAAAACTTGGTCGTAAAAGAAAGAAAGTTGGGGAGGGAAAAGGCTAGAGGTCTTTACCACGAGCATGGCTTGATCGAGATCGATCCCCGGTTGCCGGCCAAGGAGTGTCTAGAGGTCTTAATTCACGAGTTTTTACATCACGAGTTCAAGCACTGGGAAGAAGATTATGTGAAAGAATACGGAATAAAAATATCCGAGTTCTTGTGGGAGATGGGTTACAGGAAAGTAAATTTGGATTAACATGCTTAGAGTCATCCTTCCTGTTGTAATAGACAACGACGAGAAAAGAATCGCGGACTTGGTTGGCTCTACGCCAGAAAAGTTTGAATGCGAGCCGGCTGTCTTCTATTCTGTGGACAACGTAAGGCCGTACTTAAACTACAAGAATCTGTGCATAGTTAGCTCTGGTGGGGATGACTTTATCATCGGTATGTCAATGGAACAGGTGGACGAAATCATCATGAGCGACGTGAGCTTTATGTTCAGCGCAAATTAAAGTTAAAATTCTTGACTTAATCCACGCGTGGTGTATATTAGCCACCTAAATAAACGAAATGAACGATCTAGAAAGAAAAAAACGACTGATTGTGACCGCTTTGGGCGCACAACAAATTTATGCACAGTGTCACGACGAGTGCGTAGACCTAAAGTTCTTCAAGCATGACCTGAAGATGCATTCTAAGAACCTTATTGCCAAGTTGGAGCGTGAAATGATGCCAATCTTTGGCATTTTGGGCAACGTAGAGGGCGGAAGTCCGTACTCAAGCGCTGTAGAGTCGATGGAGGTCACGCTACAAAACCTCGCAACGCTCCCGGTCGAGTACTGGGCGCTAGTAAACCAAGGAATTAACGACATAAAACGACAAATTGATGAAAAAGACCAAGCAGGGGCTGCTGGAGTTTCTGACGGAACAGCTACAGACAGCCAATCCGGACCAGAAACAGAGGATAATGGAGATAGTGTCGAAGAACATACCGACACTGAGGAGTATGAGACAAGAAGACGTTCAAAGCCTGTTAAAAAAGTGTCAAAATGATCTTCGCGAGCAGGCCGATACCGGTGGTGACCCCGTTGGGTGACGGCTACATCCTTTACATTACACCAAGCGGGTTCTTAGAAAACGACGAGATAACGGTTGTGTTGTGTAAGGGAGGCGAAATCAGGCACTTTTCAAGCGATCAGGTGCGTGTGTGGAAAAACTCAACCTACGGGATACATGAATAACTACGTGATAACGATATGGGACGGCGAGAAGATCGTCCACAACGCAAAATCCAAAGCAAAGAGTCCTGAGTCAGCCAAGACCAAGGTGTTGAACGACTGCTTCAAGCTCGATAAAATGATGGGAACTGAACATAAATGGTTAAGCTACAGATGGGACATACAAGCGACAATAAGCCGATAAAACACGCATCGGACCTACTCAACGAGGTCATCGTGGACATGATTATGCGTGAAAAGAAGGGTTTTTCACAGTATAATCACACAATGGACCGCACGGACCTCACCGAGAAGCAGTGGATCCAACACGCATACGAGGAGGCGCTTGACCTTGCGCTGTACCTAAAGAAGATTATGGGGACAAATCGTCCCTAGGTAGAAAAATGTTAGTCAGGTGGCAGAAATGAGTAATTGCAAGTGTTCTTCAAACGGCAAGTGTACATAGCCTACCTTTTTACAGGTTCGAGTCCTGTCCTGACTACCATGTTAACCCACAAAGACTAGAAACGGGTGACAGCTCGGAAAGACGAGCAATATGGAGTGATAGCATAGTGGTATGCGTTGGGGTGAAATCCCAAAGAGTTAGGTTCGACTCCTGGTCTCTCCACAACATAGTCAGGTGGCGGAATGGTAGACGCGGTGAATGGCAATGTACACACCATGGGTGAGAAACCCTGCTTACAGGTTCGAGTCCTGTCCTGACTACAAAACAAATGAATATGAAAAAGAAAACAACCTACACAATCTTTGCCTACGAGCCGGGCACAGAGGTTTACGCCATCTCCATGTGGAGCGACAACGGCAGGCCAACAGACCACATAGCAATCTACAAGGCCAAAGTTTCTTCCTGGAGCTTTGACGCCGAGGAGAAGGACGTGATGTACTACCTAGAAACCCCGCGTGAGGGCAAGTGGTGGGGTGAAGCTATCAAAGGAGAGAACGTGTCCGACGACTTCAACCAACTGCTTGAGTACGCTAAAGAACTTTGGAGAAATGAAGCGGAAATATAACTTCTTCAACAGCCTCGAGTTCGAGCGGCTCGTGCCCTACCTCGTCCTGCTTGCGATATACGCGGTAATAATGCTAATACTATTTTCACTATGAGAGAACCAAAAGAATACAAGAACTACCTAGAGCTACTGCTTGACCTTTACCCGGAGGACGAGTTCCTTATCGCGGACGGGTTTGACGACGCCGTGATCGGTGTTGACTACGGATCGTCACGCCTAATCTATTCCTGCAAGAAGTGCCTAGAGATCCTCGTCGAGGTCGAGGGCATGGACCCGGAAGACGCCATCGAGCACTTCCAGTACAACGTGGCTGGCGGATACGTGGGCGAAAAGACACCCATCTGGTGCGAGGATAGCTACGAGCTATAAAAAAACCGGGAGTTACCCCGGCTTTAGTCGTAAATATAACGGGCCATCTACACAACCCGTGCATCCTTAGCAGTCCCACTTGCGTAAAGCCAGTGCCTTACGTGTAGGCTTGCCGTTTGGTTTCTTCATAGGACCAGGCATGCCACCCATCCTAGCACAAAATGACTTCCTCCGGGCCGCAGCCTTAGGCGACTTCTTTGCCTGCTTTGCAGACACTGGGGGCTTGAGGTTGTGGCCCTCTCGCTTAGCGGAAGCTCTTCCTTTAGCGTTCAATCCTCCTGAGGGGTTCTTTCCCTCCTTACGCTGCCATGCCGGGGACTTTGCCATCCTTTATTTTTTTTTGGTTTTTTTTGCTGTCTTCTTTGACTCCTTGAAGTCGTTTGCCGTGGGAGCACCTGGTGCACCCGGCTTCCTCATACTCTCGCCTGATCCAGCTGCAATCCTCTTGCGCTTGGCGTGAATGTTTGCGTATAGCCCCCTCCTTGCCATTACTTTTTCTTTTGAATGTTCTTGTAAGTTGGGATCGGAACCGGCTTCTCTCCGCCAGGCTTCGGCTTGTAGTTCGGTATAGCTACCGGCTTTTCCCCACCAGGCTTCGGCTTGTAGTTGGGAATAGTTGTAGGCTTTTGAGTCGTGCCGATCGGCTTTGACTTCGGAGTTGGTTGTCTTTTTATGTTTCTCATCCCTGTCCTCTTGATGGTTTTGTTTTCTTGTCCATGGGAGACTTGCGCTTACACGCCTTGCCATCCCTTCGCTTGCCAAATGTCGTCTTGGCACCGTTTCCTAGTGACTTTGCCATTATTTTTTCTTTAAGTAGTCAGGCTTAGGTGGCCCAACAAACGTATTCTTGGTCGATGGCACAAACGCCTTAGCCTTGTTCTCAGTAAACTCCTTCTCCCGCTTTTCCTTCTGCTTGGCAGACAACACCTCGTTCTTTTCACCGCTGGCACCTTTGTTCTTACCGGTAGACCCGCTGCCCTTGTTTGACTGACGACTAGGACCATCTCCGCCACCGTATGCAGGACAGTCCTTGCCCTTCTCACAGCTAACATCCACGTTGTCCGGATTGTCAGCAGATCCGTTCTTACCCCGTTTCCCCTTCTTGAGGAACTGCCTTACGCCACTCATGCCGTATGCGTTGTCTCTGTAGTCCTGTGATGCGTAGTCCATAGTATTATTTTTTACAGCCACAATCGTGATCGCCCTTGGCCTCCTTAGCCATACGGGCCTCCATCTCCTCCTGGGCCATTCTATAGCGGTTCTTTACCATCTGTCTTGCTGGGGTGTATCTGCCAAACATGTTGGCCGTATAGTCCTGCGATGCGTATCTCATGGCTTTTTTTTACAAATATATGCAAGGTCGTCAATTATCCAAATTTTAGACATTCCTAGACATTTTTAGACATTTCGTAAACTATCCCGGGTTGGGGTCCCCCCCTAGTCCCCCCCGCGAGAAAAAATTTCCCGAAGTCGATATGGCAAACGGGGTGGGGTCGAATACGTTCCACGTGGAACATCGGCACCCGCCTCGCTCGCTTGCTTGCCTAGGCTCGGGAGAAAGTAAAGTATTATGTACAGCTATAACATAGGGTATTCTTGGTATCCCATCGGTGGACAAAGTAGACTAACATACTGATAACCAACCACATACCGCAAGAATAACTTGTAGTGCTACGTTTATGCATGCGGTTATCTATACGAAATGCAGCCCGCTCCCCTGTATTTAACTTATCATTAACAGGCCTGTGCCGTCTGCCCTGTGGCCCGCGTGTTTAGTTAATGCCCTGTTAATTCGAGGCCTAACATGCTGAGAATCAACTGCTTGGGCCAGATTCTGCCTTATTTAGAACCATTCCAAATAGCATTTTGAGGGGGCATAGAGGCATTATCTCGGGCTCGGATGTATGTAGATACCACCTAGGGCGAGAAAGTCGATTTAAAGCAATTTCCGCGTGTTTACAGGGGTTCTAGCAGGCCCGCTCTTTTTGGTTAGGGCAACCTAGCTCGGGAAGGCCTAATGTGCGGGCGCGCATGAGTGCTTTGTATGCCTATTGGCTAGTTTGTGCCGGTGCTTTGTGTGTCTCTATAGGGATCTATGGGAGGGCCTTGTGTGGGACTGCCCGCGCTCGGGGCTAGGTTTGCAGTGTTAACTGCTATGAGAACCAATAAGTTAGGTGGGAATTTCCCCAAATATAGGGTATGTTGGCCCCATATCCAAATATACCCTTAACTTTTTTGTACACTGATTATCAACACGTTACATTAAAAACATTATGTTATGACATAAAAAGTGTTACTGAAATGTTAATGTCGAGCTCACAGCGAGCAGACCCCCCCATCTTTGCCCTGTTCAACGGAACAACAGCTGTACTGACCATGTATCTACCATACACAGCGCAGTTGCACGGGGGTCGCATCCGAGACAACACGACAACTAGAGGTTATAGCCACCTAGGCAAGCGAACCAAAAGGTCGCTCATCGGCTCACTAACTGAAAAGGCAGCGCAAGCGGCTGAATGAAAGGGTGTGAGATGCAAAGGCATACGACAGATAGCGGGAACGTCGATAAAGCCCGCAGTTCTTTGAAGTACTGAGACCATGTGTGCAAAGCACGCCACCGAACAGGTGGGGAAACCGCAGGGAGGCCGATGACACCCTCTACTAGTTGCGCTGATAGCCGAAAGGACGCGCCATACATGGACTCGCAAGACAACAACTAAAACAACAACGCCACCGACGGGGTGCTCATCTAGGTTCGACTCCTAGCGTTGTTCTAAACTTATACACAACACAACACATGGAAACACAGGAATTACTCAAGTCACTTAGCGGCATGCAGGTGGCTAAATTTGAAGACAACACAATCTACATGACTAACGGCATGGAGGTGCGTCACTACGTCAAACTCAACGAGTGGATAAACTTCGACTCATACGGGCGGCCCGACGATTTGGCCCTGCAAATGCAGTTGATTGTGCTATTCAACGGCGCACAGGTAATGACATGGGGCGCCGAGACCGAGCTAGACAACGCCTTGCTAGTGCGTTGGTGGAAACAACACTCGGCCATAGGTAGAAACAAGAGCCAAGAGGTGCAGCAGGACCTAGGCAAGGTCGGCTACACGCTGCTAATGCAGGGCATTGACTAGGTAAACTGACGAGTCTTCAATAGACGAAACCGCCTGCGGGCGGTCTTTACCAACACACAACAGCATGAAAAAACGATTCTTTTTCCGCCGCCCGTCGCAATTCTCATTCGACATGGTGGTGACAATCAACGACGACAGGCACGAAGCCAACTTCCTAGCCTCCATGGTGCGCAAGGGCTACGAGATAGTAGACACCGAGACATACCGCGCCGAGTGCGCTATGTTCGCACCATTCAGAAAGACTAGACTATCATACGGCGGACGCAAATTCTAACATTAACACACAACATAACATGGAAACTACTGAAAAATTCGCTCGCATATGCAGCGCAACAAACGAGGGTATGAATGAGGGCTACCTATTCGAAGAGTCCCTCATGTATTTCATTGAGCATGAAGACGCCGAACGCTACGCAATTGAGCTAGGCTATGCCGACCTCGACGAGGCATACGACGACGACGCGTACTGCTACACCGAATGGGACGTAGAAGACGAGCGCGAATGGTATGAGAAGCATGCCGGCCAATGGTACGAATGCACACAGGACAGCAAGATATTAATCAACAACAACTAGTCAGCATGATACACAACGAGCACCTACAGAAAGCGGACGAACTATACGAGGTCCGCCACGACAACAACGGCAACGCTATACACGTCTATGTAAAGGACGGCGAGGCTATCGTATTCCCCTCACTACATGACTTTGTGATGAGGGTATACTACGGACAGGAGGTCGAGCGCTTCTACCTAGACGAGGAAGAGCTGACCGACCTGTATAACGAGAGCGCATACGACTACTACACGCTCAAGGCTAAACACGAGGCAATACAGAACAGCTAGGCATGGTGGCCATGGAGGGGTTCGCTTCCCCTCCCTAGCTCTAATTTATTAACAACAATTTATATTCAACACTATGAACAACAATTTCAACCTCGACAGCATGCTGTCAACAATCGCCACAGGCGCTAAGACAATCGAAACCCTCCAAGCTACAGGCCTCGATTGGCAGGTAAACAAGGTACAACTCTACACACCCGACGGCACACCTGTCGACAGCGCATGGGCCAATCAACGAGCGGACAACGGCGCTATCCTAGGCGTAATGTCCGAGCAGTACGCAGTCTTTCAGAACGAAGAGTTGGCTGAGCTATGCGAGGCAATCGCAGGCGAGTTTGGCTACACCATCCACAAGGGCGGCGCTCTCAACGGCGGCAAGAAGGTCTACCTACAGCTGTCAGCGGGCAGCGTTACAGGTATCGGTGACAACAACGACCGCGTAGAAAAGTACGTGACGGCGCTCAACTCATTCGACGGCAGCAGCAGCGTTTGCTTCGGGTCCCTAGGGTACACGATTAGCTGTCAGAACACGTTCTACCGCGCAGCCCGCGACAAGGCCATGAGCCGCGTGCGCCACACCTCTAGCATGCGCGACCGAATCGAGGCAGCCAAGCACCAAATCTTGGGTATCATCAAGGCCGACGAGAGCCTGTACGACACCTTCTTCAAGATGGCCAATGCTCAGATGACCCCCGAGATTGTACGCAGTGTGGTGCAGCAGTTGACCGACGTCGACATTACCAAGACGCCGAGCAGCATCAAGGCTGACCACAGCGCCCGCAAATTCAACATCGCAAGCGACCTGCTAGACAGCATACGCCGCGAGACTTCATACAAGGGCGGCTCGCTATGGGGACTGATGAGCGGGGTTACTCACTACACCACTCACAAAGCCTCCGCTCCTAACCGCGAGAATGGCCGTATCGAGGCTAAGATGACAGGCAACGCAGGTTCAATGGACGCGCAGGCCTTCGATATCCTAGCCAAGATTGTAGCATAGGTAAACTGATGAGACTTCAGTAGTCGAAACCACGGGGCCCTGTCCCTGTGGTCTTTACCAACAACTTATATGAACACAATGTACGTCATCAAGATTACGCGCACGACATCGGGAGAGGTGACCCTGCGCAAGGAAGTCAGCGGCTACACTAGGGCCTACAACCTATTCACGGAGCTATGCGACATGCACGGCTACGACATCCAAGAGAACCCCATGGAGGGCGGCTACCTAGCGGGCGGCCACAGCCACGACTTCATCATCGAGCTGTACGAGCCTAGCGACGACAACGAAGAAACTCAATACGAACCCTTTTAACAACACCAAATCATGAAGACTAGACTAACCCTCATCGCGGTGTTTATCGCGGCCCTATGGCTCGCTTCTGACATCGACAAGCACATGCTGCTGCAAGATTGTGTGCAGCAAACCGACGGCAGCGACGCTGCATGCGACAGCTGCTACTACGTAATCTACGGAGCATACCCAACCCACTAAACCCACAGCAACATGGCAAACTACCAATCAGCAATCGACGCTGCAAAGCAGCAGCAGGCAATCGACGAGGTTACAAACTTCATCGAGTACTTCACGTCCGACGACGACTTCCGCATCATGATGCAGCAGTCTCTACAGGACTACATGAACCACGTTTGGAAACCATAAACACAACAGCAACATGACAACTCAGCAAATTAAACAGCGCCTCCTGTTCATCATTGAGGACGCAAACAGGCTCATGCAGCACATCGAATCGGGCAACGGCATGCAAGACCCTACGGCCTTTGCCGACAGCGGGTGGACTCACCTGTCTAACATTCAGATAGCCGCCGACCCCGAGGACACCGAGTCCGACCAATGGAAAAAAGAATCATTAAACTAAACACAACAGCAACAATGACAACTCAGAAACTCACAGCAGACACTATCGACAGACTGATAGGCCGCACCATTCACAGCGCAGGCGACAATTGGATACAGCTAGACAACGGCATCCGAATCTATCTAGACGACAGCGAAATCGAACACCTTAATTAACAACAGCATGAAACAAGAGTACATGGGTATCAGCGGCAAGGTTAGCCATGACCCAGAATTAAGCAAGCAGTACAACGCCCTGCTACAGAAGCTAGGCACGGAAGGTATGCTCGTCCTCATCGAACGATGGATGGACGACAGCGACCTGCAATCAATCATCGCATACGACGACAACTACTAAACACAACAACAACAGCAACATGAAGACCTTATTTCTATTGGCAGCGCTTGCCATACAACAGCTAACAGCCGACGTTAAATTCCGCGAGATGCAAGACGACGGCACAATCGTGTACGAGGGGCAAGACCCCGACACGGGACGAGACTTGTACATGATCATGCTGCCGGACAGCAGCGTGGCCCACTACGCATACCGCGAGGAGGCCATAGAGTACATCAAGACAGGCACATTCAAATACAACGACTTCATTAAATAACAACAACATGAGAAAGATTACAGCACAGGCAGTGCAAGCCTTTGAAAATGCAACCCCATTCAAGAACGGCAACACACAGGTTGAAGTGACACCCAACTGCACAATCTTGAAACTATTTGGCAACCCCATAGCATACCGGTACAACGACCCCGAGCGCACACTCAGCATAACCAACTGCGGGTGGCCTACAGACACGACGCGAGAGAGACTCAACGGCATAGAAGGCGTGAGTGTATCGCAGTCCGCAGGCAAGTGGTACCTCAACGGCGTTGAGTGGGACGGCAATCTAATCGATGTAAACGTAAAACCAATATAACAGCAACATGAACAGACAAGACAGACTCAGAAAGTACGACCGCATTATGTCGGCTGTAGTTGTAGCAATCGTGCTCACCATGCTCCTAGCATCCTGCACAGCCCCACGGGGCCTTGGCTACCAAGACCACCTGCGCTCAACACCTAGCAACAATTGGGTACGCCACGACAACGGCGGATGCGGGTGGAACAATTAACATTCACTAACAAGCGGGTGCAGTATGCGGCAGGTATATTGCACCCGCAATCTAAACACTAACAACATGAACGAAGAGAAAGTAATCAGCTACATCCAAGAGCAAATCATGAACGAATGGCGCTCGGTAATGAAGTACGAAGACCAACTACGCAACATCGCGTTTCACACCGAGGAAGACCACATCATCCACGACTGCATCGCCAACGCGAAGGAACGAATCGAAATGTATACAATAATCCTAAACAAGTTTGAACAATGAGCATCAACAACGACGCATGGAAGCTATCCAACCCCGACGACGACGGGCACTACACTGAAGACCACACACCTCGCATTCAATCGTGCATCTACTACAAGTTTATCTCAGACCACAGGCTATCCAACCGCCCCGTGTACGGGATGTTCACGACCTCCGGTCACGACATCAAGATATGGAACTGGTTCGGCATCGAGACAATCGACATCGAACCGATCGGTACAGAGGTGGAAGAGATTGAGTCAGAGATATACCGCATCAAACAGAACTACACCGGCTACGAACTGATAGCAAAGGACGAGTTCTTAGAGGTGTTCAACTCGGTACAGGAACGAATCAATAAACTAGTCAGCCATGAAGCAATGTATTGACAACATAGCATTCGCCCTCATGACGTGGCTCCTAAAGGACATCGACAAATGAACATCGACTACCGCGCAGGCGACGAGATTGTTTGCATAAGGGACCACTCACAGGGTGTCGTCAAGAAGGGAGAGATATACACCGCACACAAGTTGAATCGCAACGGGTGTGGGTGTATACTCCTTGTTGACGTTGGGTATATATCTGACAGGCCGTTCACTAAGTGTCCTGCCTGTGGAATGAACGACGAGAAGACCGACGACGTGTGGTGGATAGACGCTCGCTTGTTCCGGAGACTTCTCACCAAGTCAGAAGAGGAAGACCTCGCTGACGTGCTGGCTGAGGTGTTCCAAGAGGAACTAATTAGCCTTAATTAATAATAAACAACAGCAACATCAGCATGTTGCACTATATTTGTAAAAGCAATGGCAACACTATTCAAACTCAAAGATGGCTACGAAATGGTCACCAACTCGCGTGACATTTATGCAATCAGCCACACCGGTAGGACGATTAAATACATCGGCAGGGGCACACCGGAATACAAGTCCCGAGGCAAAAAACTCTCGGAAATACCGCCCGAAATCAGACAGACATTCTTCGACATACAACGACACAAATCAGAAATCTAAACAACATGAATTGGAACCTACAACAGCTATGGAATGAATGCGTTTATTCCCAACAACGTGCGCTAGAGCCACGCGATTATTGCTATGCATCAGAAATCGGACAGCCCCTTGTCGATCGGTATCTGAAGATGAAGGCCGTCACGCCAACTAACCCGCCTAACATGCGCAGCCTCCGTAAGTTCGAGGCAGGCAACCTTGTCGAGTGGGTAGTGCGATACGTGCTAGAGCGTGCCGGCATCATCTTCAACACACAGGAACGTGTCATGGTCGAGTACCCCAACATGCTCAAGGTGTCCGGACGTATCGACTTTCTAGCCGGTGGCCGCATCGACATCGAACGTGCCAAGCAAGACATCACATCGTCTCACCTGCCCGAGTCTATCCAAGCATCCTCCCTGTACATCGCCGAGAGGTTGTACGAGAAGTTCGGTGACAAGGAGCTAGAGACAAAGGTGCTGGAGATTAAGTCCTGCTCATCCTTTGTAATGGACATGATGGAGAAGACTGAGAAGCCTATCAAGCACCACCGCTTGCAGCTATTCCACTACATGAAGGGGCTCAACCTCAATGGTGAACTAGTGTACATATGCAAGGATGACCTCCGGATGATGTGCTTCCAATACGAGCCTACAGCCGAGCTGGAGCAGGAGTACCTCGCCGACCTCGCCGGCATCACCCACTACTTCACGTCTAACACACGCCCACCACTAGAGAAACTCATCATGGTGGAGGACGGCAAGTTCAAGAAAAACTTCGGCATCGAGTACAGCAACTACCTCAAGTTCCTGTACGACTTCGAGGAGCCACGCGACTACGCCGACTCAGTCAAGTCACAGGTTGCACGTTGGACCCGCGTCATCGCACGCTACGCAAAGGGCGAGAAGATAACTGCCAAGAACGAAGAGGTACGCGCCGAGATCGAGGCAGCCGGATACAACTTCAGTCAGATCGTAGAGCAGGCCAAGAAGTTTGGCGTAACAGAAGAGGAAGAAGAAATCTAATCATCAAACCACATGAAGATACAAATCGAAACCAAGTTCTCCTTTGGAGACACAATCTTTTTCATCCAAGATGACAAGATTAAGTTCGGGGTGATGTACAAGATGGACGTCACCCTTGAAGACAACGAACACAGGGTCTACCTCTACACACGAGACAACGATGGCGAGCTGTCGGTCGTGCCGGAGAGAAAGGCATTTATTTCACGAGAAAAGCTAATACAATCGCTATGAAAATCAAAATCGAAAAGGGTGTGCCGATCCCTAAAACACGCGGCAACAGGAACATCTACCCGTTCAAAAAGATGAGCATAGGAGACTCGTTCTTTATCTCAGACAAGTCTAACCCGAAGAAGGCGCTGCGCAACGTGTGCTCGGCAGCCAGCTTCTTCAAAAAGAAGAACCCCAAGTACAACTTCCATTCGAGGTCGTATGTCACCGGAGTTCGCGTGTGGAGGGTAGAATGAAGCACAACGGAGTAATCACGCCACAGGGGGCATTGCGAATCTACAATCGCCCCCTCTTTGATGAGGAAGTCAGAGCCATGTCCCGTGAAAAGGACTTGGCTGTGACCATCGAAGTCAAGATGAAGAAACGTGTACGCTCCGACGTGCAGAACGCATACTATTGGGGCGTAGTCGTGTCGATGATAGTGGAAAGGCTCAGGGAGCTTGGCCATGACGTTGACCGCGACCTCGCGCATGAGTTCCTCAAGGGAAGATTCCTTTACTCTGAACTGACCGACCCGACCACCGGTGAAGTCATGAGAATCCCACGCAAAACGTCAGACCTGGCAACGGAGGAATTTATTGAGTACATGGAACACGTCAAGCAGTTTGCTGCCGAGACGTTGGATATTTATATCCCAGACCCGAATGAGCAACTTGAGATAGGTTAAACCCTTGGTTCACTCAAAAGAAAAGAAGAGAAAAGAAACAAGTCAAGAAGAAACCTAAAGAGAAGAAAAGAAAAAGCCTCCCCCCGTGAAAAACAAACTACCCCGCCCCACAAAGGGGCAGCTACCCGATCCAACATACTCGCGTATGAAGTTTGCCTCTTGCACCGACAGGGCTGATTCGGGTGGTGGGGTTGGGGTAAAAAAAAAGCCCTCGTCTGGCTGGACCGAGGGCAATTCATAATAAGAATTTTAATTCTTATCTCCCACATTACACTGCCAGCCAGACACTGTAATGTGAGAACGCAACAAATGTATGGCGACCGCAACACGGAAGTCAAAAGAAATAATTGCATAAACAACACACATAAGTTATCTTTGTAAAAAACAACAACGAAATGAAAAAGCAAACAGCAGTAGAGTGGTTAACAGACCAACTTAGAATAGACGGCGGAACAATGCGAGACAAAGCATTAGCAATGGAGAAGGAGCAGATTGAAGATGCTTTTTTGGAAAGTCGATTAATTCATCCAATGATTGGTTTCAAACACGAAGCATTTAACGATTACTTTAACGAAACATACGGAGGTGACAAATGACAATAGCACAGCGATTAAACATCAAAGATTTTCCCTTTGTTGTCAGAGACAGCGGGGACAGGATTATTTACTACGAAAACAGCCACCATTTTTGGGAGATAAACGAATACGAACAAAGTGGGAAGCAAATCTATTACGAAAACAGCGAGGGGTTGATCGAAGACTACCGCCCCAAGCCAGAAGCCACAATACTCGGCCACTGGCATAAGGGGGGAAAGGTTGAAATGACCAAAGAGAAGATTGAAGAATGGCTTGACATGTATTCAAAACTAGAGAATCCATCAGTCTCGGACGCTACAAAAATGATGTGGGAAGATGTGGCAAAAATATTTTCAAAACAACTTAAAGGAGGTGAGCAAGAACATGACTGAGGAATTTAATTACTCATTAGTAGAGTGTGATATATGTAGAATCATGTGGGTTGCTGTTAGACCTATTGAAACATCAGAACTTGAATGTCCTAATTGTAATCACATGACATTTATTGAAGGAGGTGACAAATGAAAAGGCAAACAATAGCCGATGTTATAGAAAGTGACTCATTCCAAAAAGCAATAAGAGACGCCATTGAGTGCGGGGAGCATAGGGACTGGGTGTACGATGGCGAAAACGAGTACGGCATTGACACGTTCGATTCACAAGAAGCCCTAGAAGAGGTTATTAAGGTGATAAAAAAACATTTTACTTGACACAAATGAAAAACAAAAAAGTAGACTTTTATCAGGTTCCCAAGAACGAATGGCAGATGCCCATCGAGAAGGGATACAAGATGGCCTGTTGCGACTGCGGACTCGTCCACAGCATGGACTTCAAGGTGATTGACCCAGACACCAACAAGGTCATTAAGAATGCGCGGGCAATCCTCAGAGCAAGAAGGCACGAGACATTGACAAAGCAGCTCAGAAAAAACAAATACTGAAATAATATGAAAAAGCAAACAGCAGTAGAGTGGTTAATAGAGCAAATAGGATGGTATAATATCGAACTTTCATCTGAGTTGAGATTTGAAATAGATAAAGCCAAAACAATGGAGAAGGAGCAGATTGTTCATTGTTATGAGCAAGCCTATCGTGATGGATATATAGATAATGGTAAGTCTGGACAAGATTACTACAACGAAACATACGGAGGTGACAAATGAAGAATGTACGCATAGTTAAACGAACAATGCCAGACGGAAGGGTCTACTACTTTTATCAAGTGGAGAAGAAATTTCTATGGAAGCGTTGGTGGGCTGACTACTACGACGGATGGTATGCAAGAGACCTGTTTTATACCTTGGAAGAGGCTCAAGAGAATTTATGGTATGTACAAGAAATTAAACCAATTGACGAAATAGTAGAAGGTGACGAATAAGTACACCACCTCCAAAATAAGTACACCAGTAAAAAATAACTTAAATGAAAGCAATACTTGAATTCAACCTTCCTGAGGATCAGGAATACTTCGACATGGCAGTCAAAGCCCGCGAGATGGCCTACGCACTCAACGACATCAGAAACTACCTCAGAGGTAGAGTAAAGTACGAAGAGATGCCGGCTGAAAAGTGGGAGACCTGCGACGAGATATACCAAGAGTTTTTCAGATTACTAGAGCAAAACGACATCAAGCTATGAGCCCGTTACTATGCACCATAATCGTGTGGGGTGGTATGCACTACGCCACACCGGAGTGGATGGAGAAACAGATACCGGACTGGATGTGGTCAAGGTACGAGATACTCATCGCGCCCTACGGCACATCGCTTTCCGTCATCGATCCTACCATTGACTACGAGACCACGGCTCTGATAGGATTCAGTGCCGGAGGGATAGACGTACTGAAGAACTACGACAGCCGCTACGCCTTCATCGGACTGATAGACCCGTCAACGCGGCCATCGTTTCTTAACGGAACGTATGACAACGCGGCTATTGTGTACAACCCCGCAGCGTGGGGTAGCAGCAACAAGTCTCTTGCGCCAATGGCCGACAGGATCAAGGCAACCGGAGGCGACGCGGAAAGGGTTCAGCTAAAGCATTCAGATATACCTAAATACTTTTTTAACAAATACTTTAAGCAACATGATTAAAATTTCAGACAAGCCATCCAAGCGGGTGGAGTACTTTACCGGAACGATAACAATGGCCTTTCCGGGGGTCGAAAACAAAGTTTGGAACTTCACGGTCTTGCGTAGCACCAACGGAGTCACTACCTTTGCTGTAGAGGCAGACCATGAGCAGTTCAAACAATACTTCGAGCAAGATGGGGAGGAATGCTACTTCAAGGGCATTCTCGAAGAGACCGTCAAGGCGAACTTGGCTAAAGAACAGGCTGAGTGGAAACCTGCCGAAAAATAACATAGCATATGAAGGAGAGGAGTAAGAAGTGCCGAATCTGTAGACAGGAATTTATTCCCAAGTACAGCACCATGCAGGCAACGTGTGAGAACATCGAGTGCATGATTGCCTACTCCTCCAAGCAGAAGGCCAAGAAGGTTAAGAGGGAGCTGAAGGAGGTCAAGGAGCGGAACAAGTCCGTGTCCCAGTGGCGCAAGGAACTACAGCAGGTGTTCAACCAATACATCCGGCTGAGAGACCAAGGGAAGGGATGCATATCTTGTGGTAAACAATTACAGGGCAAGTATGACGCCGGCCATTTTTATTCCGTCGGTTCCTACCCTAACCTTAGGTTTTCAGAGACGAACGTTCATGGACAATGTGTGGGCTGTAACCAGCACAAGCACGGTAACCTCCTTGAGTACGCCATTGGCATCGAGAGGCGCATAGGCAAGACCAAGTTGGAGGAGCTGAAGTCTATGCGGAATGACCGACTGAGCCTGCCGCTTGACAAGATAAAAGAATTAATATACCACTACAAAGACAAAGTAAAGGAGCTAAAAAAATGATTGAATCACCAACTTGGGAAGACCTAGGTTACGCTAATTTTGAATGATGGACAAGACTAAGAACATTTACACCTTAATCATCCTTGCACTCAGTGTTGTGATCCTATTCGGAGTATTCTTTATGGTATTCCGGATGGGCATTCTTCACACGAGCTCGGAGAATGAGACTGTGGCCATAGAAAGGCTGCATGAAATCAACGAGAAGTACATCGCACAGATGGACTCTAACCTGTTTATCGTAACACAAACCAAGGCTGCCCTTGACTCCTTCATGGTGCAAGACCAGCAGCAGTTTGTTATGGAGCAGGAGCGCATAGAAAAAGCACAAAAAATTGTTTCACGAATACCCCGTATGTCAAATGACTCGCTTAAAACTTTATACGTTAACTCTTGGAATTATCTTCTCAACGAGTATCGCACCGGACGCTTGCGCCCAGCCGACTAGCCCACAGCTCCCTAGGGAGGCTCAGGAAGTAATCTCAGCAGCCGCTGAGACCATCCGACAGGACAAGATGACGATCGAGTCCCGTTCGCAGCGTATTCAAATGATGCGCGATCAGTTAGAGGCTTGTCAAAAAGCCCTTGACTTAGCCATACAGAATGGCGACCTTTGTGAAGAGGTTCGTCAGAATCAGTTAGCGGAGATTCGTTTCTTGAAAGAACAATACGTCTTTATGAAATCTGAAATGAAGAAGGAAAGACGAAGAAAAATATTTTGGAAATGTGCAACGATCGTTACCGCTGGTACGTCGTTGTATCTGTTGTTGTTATAGTTGTTATTGTTGGTTAGGGGGGCTTCTATCGTGAGGCCCCCTTTTCTTTTAACCCCTAAAACGACTGGCTCTTTTCCACCTTGTGATGTGGACGTTCTTAGACAATGGCCGGATCTTGATATAGACACCATCCCGTGACCGTGAGTCACGCATCCCTTGCTCGTTGGTGTTGCCCTCTATTGTACGAATTGAATGGTCTCCTACGCGGTCTACGATACCCGTGTGACCTATGCCCTTATATCGGCCAGTGTTCTTAAACTTTTGGTACGACATAGTCATGACGAGTACATCTCCATCCCTAAAGGACTGATAGAACCTGCCGTCAGTAAAGATTACGTCTTTCCTGTTGTAAGCGGTAGGACTCCATCCGGTTACCGTGCTTTCGATACCACACTCGTCGAGTATAGCGCGTACAAAGAAAGAACACCAAGCATAGCCTGGTTTCCATCCAACGTCAGCCATCATTTTCTGTAGCTCGCGATCATTGAAGGCTTGGTTGTTACCTCCCTTCTCCTTGACCCCTACAAAGGAAGCGGCAGTGGCACGGACGCAGTAGCCGTCATTATCAGCCACAATATGAATAGGAATGCTAAGAGCAAACCAAAGTAAACACAGACGTATAAGGTTATTCTTTGCCATGGCGTGGATGAGTATTCTAAGTCCAACTTGGCATTCTTCGAGTAGAAGTAGTTCTGCAAACCACGGAAGTTAAAGAACCCGCCAAGGAACACCACAAAGTTAGCAAAAACTAGGACAAGTGCCGCAAGGATTACCTGCTGAATGTACTCGATTGAGATGAGTCCATCACCAAAATACTCTGCGCTGTATGATCCAGCGAGGAGAAATAGAAAGAAGGCGAGTGGGATAGCCCACACGCCGTCAAACATCTGTAATTTTCTTAGTATCTTTTTCATTACCAAAGAGATTTTTCCATTGTGTCAAGATCCAAGCAAGCACCTACCGTTTCGTTCTTACCCTGTGCAGGAAGGAACTCGAAGTCAAACACGAGTTTGCTGTCGGGTGGGTAAGTCAACGTATTAGTTGCTGAGTCATACTTCACCTCAGTACCCGCCTTGAGTTTGAGGGTTGTGTCTTGGTTAGACGCAAACATTCTGTTCCAAGCGGTTCCGTATACGTTGTCGCCTGGGGTTTTGAACTTCTCGTTGTACAACTTATAGCGACAAACAAAGTCCGGAAGGTTCTTACCATACGAGCTGATAAGGCTTGTAAACGGAATCTGAGAAGACAAGATACCATTGATATAAGCCTCTCCCTTGATTGTGTTATCATCCACAATTACGATGTCGCTTGCAATGTTCAAGCAGTGTGTCTCATCGCTCTTGCGCTCAACGTGCCATGTGTGGCTATAGCATTCAGCGAGCTGGGTTTCGGTCATGCCAGCAAGATTGAGGAGCTGAGTGATCGTGTATCTTGGGAATGTACGGCTGAACTTGTTGAGTTTAACCCCGTCAAACGTAGACGTTTTAACGTATTCACGACGCAGGATCGAGCGAGTCACCGTGTTTGGATCGTGCGGCACAGGTTCCCCGGTGCGAGTCACGTTGTCTCCCTGCTCCCAATAGAACTTGTAGTCGTATCCATTGGCTGTAGGCACGATGTGGATCTCTGACCATCCGATCCAGCCCTTCAAAGGAGTTTCGCGAAGCACGATGTTACCCGAAGCGTCGTTGGTATACAAGTGGTCGATCTCTGTGAACGGCTTGTAAAGTTTGAAAGAACCATTGCTCATGTCAACAATGTCGTATTGACCCCAGTGGATGTGGCCAGCCGCTAAGTTGAGCGGGTACACACCAAACAGAGAAACGCTAGTCTCAACGGTAAACGTAGAAGTGCGCGTTGGCTCCATCTTTCCTGTGGTAGGGTTCTTCACCATCTTGGTAAAGTCGTTGATGCGGTTCTCTACAAGCGACTTTACAGAACGCTTGTTAACCTGTCCATTGATAGCCCCCATCTCTGACGGGAGGTTCAGTAGTCGAAGTGTTTTATCTAAGTTTTGCATGAGTGGATTGTTTGTGCAAATATAAGCTATGAAAGCGATATTGAGCTAACCGGAGGCGGCTGAGTTGGCATAATGTACCAGTTATTACAGTTTGTCACAGTGCCTTTATACGTCCACAAGGTACACGCAGCAGAGCTGTCGATGTCCGTCACGTTCAGGTAGTCTATGTATTGGGTATTAGTCCCGTTGTTTACTAGCGTCAAAGACCGCTGGGTTCCTGGTACACTTGACCTTAAGGCAATAGATCCCGCAGGAGTCCCAAACGCAGTCAGTCCTGCCGTCAAAATCATTGCGTCTGCAAGCTGAATGGTTGTGCTGATTGTACCAAAACGAAGGATACAGCCGATGGTTGCCCCTGCTGATATTATAGTGGAGTTTGTGCTTATGGTTATGTCAGAGGTTCCGCTTATGTTATTCGAGGCCGATAAGGTCACGTTGCCCCCGACCGTAAGCCTAGTGTTGACGATCAGGTTTCCTGTGTATCCGGTGGTAACAAGTGATAGAATTGTGGCTGTTGCCACTGTAATTGTGCATTGGCCGTTGTTAGTTCCGGTAAACACAACGTCATCCCCCGCAACAGGGACTCCGCCTGCCCAACTTGCGGCAGTATTCCATGTTGAGGCTACATTTGATATCCAAGTTTTTGTTGGCATGATTATGAAATAGATGTTGATTGACGGGTCCTTGGAAAGTCCCAATTTTTCCAGTTTAAAGTACCAGCAATTATCTGTCCACCTCTTGTATAAATTGTTTGTCCATTAGAACTATTAACAGGACCGCTGCTAACACCTCCGTTGATAACAAACATATCTTGGGACGCACCTGGAAGAAGGGTAAATATAGTGCTTGCTCCACCAGTAGGATCTGTACCCACACTCATTGCATTACCAACTACAGTTGCCCAAGAACGCATTATTAAACTTGTTCTTATCTTATACTCTATTGATGGAAGCAGCCTAAGAGCAGATCCTGTAGATCCTGATTGTAATATGCAAGTCAGGCTATTACAGTCCCATCCTATGGTTCCCTTGTGAGTAAAAGTAAAATTTAATGTAGCTCCTGTTAAGTTAAATGTTAAAATCCTAAATGGAACTGTATCATAAAAAAACAAAAGTGTTCCGAAAGCAACACCGGCAGACCCTGTAAAATGTTCAATAGCAGGTATTGTAACACCAGCAGAACCAAAACCATAAAATGCAGCAGACTGCCCAGCCAATATACTTGCCCCGGGACTAAAAGTTACTGCTCCAGCAGTATATGTAAAAGAACCCGCATCTCTAAATCCGATAATAGTTGAAATTGTTACTGATCCCGTTGTATTTATTTGAACCTGCCAAGCTGTACCCCAAGATGTATTGGTTGTACTGGCACCCGATTCAGAATAAGTTACAGAAGCTCCTTGTAGTACAACAATTGTACTGCTTGCATTTCTCATACCGCCATTATGCACAAAGTTTCCATTTGCATAAATAGTTCCTCCACTTGTTAGTATTGGAGCTTTAGTAGCAGAAAGCGGATTTGTGGAAAGAGTTCCTACGACACATACATTTCCAGTTATAGCACAAGCTCCTGGTGACGCCCCTACTGAGAATGTTGTAAAAGCTAGGTTGTTAAAGTTTACCCCTGTACTACTAGTCGTTGTGGCAGAAGTAGAGGAACTTCCATTTAAGTTGATTGAATATCCATTACCGCCCTGATTCCCTAATAAATGAAAAGTACCAGTGTGTATTACCGTGCCTGATACATAAGTAAAGTTTGTGCCTGCAACACTTACTGATCCTCCAAAACAACAGTTATTCCCTATAGTAATAGTTCCTGGAGTATCTATCACAATGCTTACACCAAATCCTATTATAGAGTTGGCGACACCTGCAAATGTGGCCGCCACAGACCAAGTGCCTGTACCAGCCAATTTTATTGTTGTGAGAGCTGCTGCATTTGCAATTACCCTAGATGCGTTGCCAAATGATTGATATGAAAAACTACCGTTAACAGTAATGGTAAACGAGCCCTGCAAAGTCATGGCGTGATTAATTCCTGGGCCTAAAAATAAATTTTGTACAGTCCAGTTGTCCGTTATTGTAGCAATTGAGTTGGCTGCAATAAAATTGTTGTTTATCCCCAAACCGTTTGGCCATACCTTACCATTGCTAGTAAGTGTTGTAGTTCCATTGGCTCTTGTAGATATACTGCCCGTCCCTGCTACGCCCATAGTGGGGGAAAGAGTAACCGTATGACCTGGATTTGCAGAAGCAGCAGATCCAACCAAAATACCATTGGTCATGGTTATAGTGTTAGTATAACCAGTAAAGTTCAAATTTCTACATACAGCCGTTGTAATGTTTACTGTACAGTTAGGGGAAGATGCATTAAATATAGCATCTGACCCCGCACCTGTGGCAGAGGGTAGTACCCCAGTATCCCAGTTACCGGCAGTACCCCAGTTACTATCTATGGCTCCCGTAAAGATTGGCATACTATAACTGATTTAGAACCTGCTCAGTAACCTGACGAGCTAATATTTTATCCTTCTCTGTGACTATTCTGTTTTCTATATTATTCTCCACCTCTTCTACGCTTTGTGGTAGGAAGTGGTAGATTACAACATCAATAAGATCCGTAATATCCCCGGCGAATTGAATAGAGACGTCCGTTACGAGAGCATCTCCTTCGAGGTACTTGTTGTTGATTGTATAACTATGAGTGATTGCCATATTGTTTTATATTTTAGTTACAAGCAATTGAAGGTTTGCCCAAGAGAATACCGCAGCCCCTGACTCTACGTTAAATCCAAGGATGTCGTTAGCGGCAAGAGTAACTGATGTCCACCCAGAAGGTGATGCACTTGTTATTTGCTGTGTGGCGCTCGTTAGGAATGGCTTGGTCCCGCCTCCAACCAATGAGTTAGCTACCGTTGGGATAGCATTGTTTGCCCTCCATATATCAAACGTCACGGTTGCTCCCAAACCAGAATTACCTGTCAAGATCGACCATGTGTTAATTGTACAAGCGTATGGGATTCTTATGTACCCCTTCTGGCCGGCTGTAATTACACCTCCCGATCCGTCAACCGTAATACCTATGCTGAACGTACCCGATAAGCTTGGAACGCTGCCCGTTTTCCATTGGCTATCAGCCGAATCAAAGTATATCGTATCATTATCGTTAGGCGACTGCGCCTGTACGTCATGAAGCTCATCTAACTCGTATCCGTTCTGGCATCGAACGTAGATCTGACCATTACCCGCGTTGCTCTTCTCTACTATACCCACGTACACACGGTGTGTTGGTGCATAAGTTGGAGTTGATGTATAACCTCCGGGTGTGGTTCCGCTCAAGTACAGGGTAGCACCTGCCGCAAACGCCGCCGTGTTGATTCCCTCTATTACACCTTGAATGATGATGTAACCCTCGCCACCCGCTGCGATTGATGAGTCGTAAACCATACCAATCGTCTTTGCCGAAGTGTCGTCTGCATTAGCAAGAGCGAGCTTTACGCTCATCCTGTCTCCGGAAGCACCAAACGCATATACTACCTGACCCTTGGTTATTGGGGCAGCCTCTGAGTTGTGTACGTATGCAAGTAGTTGGTTGGTCACCAATCCGATTGCTTGGAAGTTTGTTCCGTCATACACGACCATGATTTCTTGGCCTGCCTTGATATCCCCTGCCGCAATCTTTACATTGGTGTTCTTGAATATGTTGATTGGCGCAAGAGTATTTATCTGTAATGTAGACTCTCCCTCGTTGGTGCTATCAAAATTAATCATGAAGGCTTCGCCAGCCGTGTATGCGGTAACACCAGATATTGTCGCTTCATATACGCCGTCTGTCACCTGAATAGCGTTTCCCGACTTTAAACCGCCGCCTCCGCCAGTTGGGGTAAACTCAACCACATCACCACTAGAGTTTACACCTAGCGCCCATACAGGGCTTGCATCAGGGAATTGAGCGGGGGTTTGGCCGTATTCATTTAACTTCAACTGACCAAGTGTGTCAATCTCAAGTTTGTTAACAGGAATAGGGCTTCCTGATTCCTTAATGGAAACAAAGAAGTCAGCAGTTTCAGCATTGCCAGCAGCCGTTACTGATGTAGAAACAAATCCTATGTTACCTGCATCATAGCTTGTTGCGTTGTCATTGCTTAATGTATACAGAGTCTTGGCCCCATGTCCTATAAGTCCCCCTCCAATCCTTGTAGAAAAAACGTGGAGTGGCGTTCTTATCAAGTCTGCCACATCTGAGTTGGAACTTATTACTCCAGCCATTACTCCGTAAGATCTGCTGCCAATGGTCTGGATGTGATTATTAGTTGTTCCTAAAACGCCTATGCCTTTAGTGTTTCCTTGTCCAAAAATACCTGCTGAATTGTATGCCGCACCCGCATTTAAGCCTCCCCTAACGGCATAGGAAGCTCCAAGAGTAGCAACCAAGCTATTATTAGTCACGCTAAGCACACTAATTCCAGTTGGTGGTGTGCCAACTATTTGCAGGTTAAAGTCATCAAAGTTAAGATACCTATCCTGCGTAAACATATTGCCGACAGTACCTGCATCTCCCGATGATAAGTACCCTAACTGAAATGTTTCGTTTGTAAGGGAGGTATTCTTGTATATGCCTTCGTTTGCGTCGTAGGTTCCGCCGCCACCGCCAAGAGGAACTTCCATTATTGACCCAGAAGCATTAACACCCAATCCGTATACCGCTGGACTAGCTGGATTTGTAAGCCAGGTTCCTATACCGTAAGTGTTAAATATCACTTGACCGTCCCCCTCAAATTGGGCAACCCTTCTGATGTTTGGGTCATTAGAAGGAAGTGTATACCCCTCTATGACAAAAGCAGTTCCATATTCTATAGCCAGTATGTTTTCCGGGCTTGCTATGTAGCCTATGTTACCTGCTTGCTTGTATCCAATACCCGTATTTGGGTCTGGTATTGCAAAAGATACCCTGGCAGACTTATCAGACGCATTTCCGGATGTTGTTGCGCTTCTCCATAGTTCTAAAACATTGTTTTGAGTATCGCTTTCTTGTAAGAAGTAAGACGCAAACTTCTGAGATACCTCCATACCGCTTACTGGAGCGTTTATTCTCAATCCAGATCCGGTTGTCGAGTCAAGATTTAATACAAATCCATCTCCAACTGTACCTGAAACATTGAAATTAACCATCCCGCCTGGATATACGGGGTCAACACCCTCCATATTAAACGTAAACGTATCTAAGTCTACGAATCTGTTTTCTTGAAACGCTATACTAGCTTGCAGTCCAGATGGCGCACCAAGCATGAACGTGTCATTGGTAAGTGTAGTATCCTTATATACGCCTTGATTGGAGTCGTAGGTTCCGCCTCCACCATCTGCACTAAGTGTGTCGCCAGTCAAGGTCAACCCAGACCCAATAACGATCTGCTCGAAAACCCCTGTGCCTGAGCTATAACGTCCCACGAGGAATCCGCTGTCCATTATAGATGTAACAGTCCCTGTGGTTTCAATCGGATTCGGAGACGTGGTCAAGAGTCCTGTTGCGGTTACTGAGGTAACAGTTCCTCCGCCCTCAGATAACTTCTTAAAGACGTTACCGCTCGTATCAACGGCAAGCACGTATTCGAGGTCGTTATTGATATTGCTTGTGCTGTTGCTGAACGCAGATGTAGCGTATTCATTCAACACAAGCTGACCAAATCCCTGCAACTCTAGCTTGTTTGAAAGCGTTCCGTTATCAACGAGTTGAACCTCAAACCTAGTCTCCTCATTACCATCAACAAAACTTACCACCTCGGTAGACAGGCGAGAGCCTATGAAGTTTGAGCTGGCTACTACCGCGTTGTTGTTTCTGAACTGGTAGTCTATCGTCATCATGGCAAGCGATGGATCACCCGTGTAACGGAGGCGCAAAAGCGTGTCGTCCGCAGTCGGGAGGTTGCCCTCCATGTTTAACTCAAGTAACGGCTGGAGAAGGTCGACATCGCCGACGATTTCTACGGACGGATTAGGTCTTGAGCCTGATCCATAGTCCTGGAAGGTGGCTACACCGCCATTTCCAAGATTAGCCACACCAAATGGGAAGCGAGTGTCTTGGTCTGCGCTGCCTCTTACAGATAGTTGCCACTCGTTTACCGGACCGGGGCTTGCCCCCTCCGTAGTTTCTATTAAGGTATCTTCGATAAGCTGTCCGCCCAAGTGGAACACCAAAGGATCGGCAGGAGATTCTTTTGTATGAAGACCGTTTTCTACTGTGTACACCGGGAGCGTAGCGAGTTCACCAAGTCCATTGATGTACTCTAAGGCTGTACCCGCGCCTGTTACCAAAATATCACCCGAAGTAGTAATGGGAGAATTAGTCACGGTAAATGCACTAGGCATATCAAGGCCAACGGATGTAACCGTACCTGTGCCTGCTAGGGTATATTCGACGTGACCCGAAGCGTCAAGGGCGAGAACCATTCCCGGTGTTGCGGTTGCGTATCCGGGGGTTATGATATCTACAAATGCATTTCCCGAAATGGTTACAGCCCCCGGATCTATTTGCACAAATCCAATTGAGCCGGCACCATCATCTGCGGTGTAAACCTGGTAAGCGATTGTGTCTATCGTGTATCGGTTTACATTAGTCCACCCAAAATTAAATCCTCCACCGTCAACCGCGTTATTCTGCGTAAGCAAAGAACTAATGTTCAACGTGTCCTGCCAGTCTTGAACCAGCGATCCGCCAACGCTTGTAACGTCTACGCAAAGAGATGTACCAGCAGGGAATCCGGCAGGGCCGGTGAGAAGGGTAGAATCAAATTGAGCATACGTTCCTCCATCGCTATAGTTAGATAACTGATATACGCCGTAAACAGTCGGGTCAGTCTTGCTGAAAATAAAAACCCATGAACCATCTTGGACTATAGGCCAAAAGCCTGTGAAGTCTTGGTTGTTTGCTGTGAAATAATTAAAGCGAACAGCTGACCCGCCGTCTACAAATATACCGGGGTTCTCAGCACCAGTATCACCAGCCGTATACTGAATGGAACATTCCGGCTCCGTATTCCCGCACTCGCAGCATCCCTTGAAGATAGCGGTTACAAGAAGTCGATATATTTCAACTGTCTTGGCTTGTACTACATCGGAAGAGTCTTGGAATGTAAGTGGGGTAAATGTGTTACCACCAACGTCAGTTATCGCGTAAATTGTAAATGTAAACGAGTCCCCGGATACCTGTGAAATTGTAATGCTATCGTACCGATACGAAATGTAAGTCGGCGTCTGTGGCATGATTTGACTCATGCCTCGAACGTACTGATACGGGGCAACAGTCCCATTTAGAAAGGACACTGTGTCGTTTCCCTCTACTTGTATTCGGGTAATTATGGGATTGTTGATATCAATCCGTTGCCTGTTCGATGTCGGTATTGTAGCCATTATTTACATTCTTCTTCAGTCGCGAAGGTACAAAATTCGTCGAGACTTTTGTACATTTTCGCATACTTAGAAGAAGAGAACTTGTCGCGCCACTCCATCTTGACCCGCGCCCACTCTGGCCCGGTTCGTACAGGCTGTGCTCGCCTTTCTTCCTTGGCGCCCGAAAAGATGAAATTAATCACAGACTTCTTGCTGGGACGACCGCCATTCTTGCGCTTACTCTCTATCAAAATCTTTACCTCGTCTAACTTTTCGTGGTTCGCTTCCTCCAGGAGTTCCACCATCTGACGAAGAGATATACAAGAATCGAGCTTACCACGGGTTATCGTAACCTTTTCACGAACGACTGGATCGCTGTCCAAAAACTTGATATCAAACCCAAGTTCGCGCATAGCGAAGGTAAGGGACAGAATATCCGCCTTGATTTGCGCCGTTCCCCTATTGGGAACTGAGGGGTAGATTGCGGAATGCCAGCTAGTCCTTTTGTCATCGTCTATAAATATTGATGTGTTGCTTATAGCATAGTCCCCAACGCCCCTTTCAACCAATACGGAGGCATCAGGAAACTTTTCCTTCAACTCACTAATTAGTACTCTATATTCACCTAATTCATGCGGCGTTGGATCCGCAAGTTTCAATTCAATCATAATTTCGTTTTGTTCTGCAAATATAAAAGAAATCCCCGGGCCGTTGCCCAGGGAAAACCACATAAACACTAAACACTATATTACTTACCAAAACCAGGGCGAATATATACGCAAGGTTCGTTTGTGCAAAATAATTTTGCATTAAATAATAAATGTCATATATTTGCCCCGCAAGTTCGCGCACACTAAGTGCAGTCGGGAGACGAGAACTTTGAGGGCGGGCTGATCACCGCCCTCTGTGTTTTCAGAAGGTATACAACTACAGTAGGGAGAAATTACTTATGGGAGCGCTTCGCCTTGGCCTTCTTATAGTGACCGTAAAGGACAACGACAGATACTGTACAAGCCAATAGTAGAGACGAAATTCGGAAGGCCCATTCGGCCTGTTCCTGCCACGATAGTACGGCTGCAAATGTTGTTAACAAAACTGATCCCGCAGCGTCTATATATCCTTGTCCTGTCATCTCCTGTTGATTTATATCATGGTGCATTGCGCTCACAAATATAGGTTACTTGCTAGTTTCTTTTTGTAGTTGCTTCAACTTTTTTTCGTAGTCAGCCACCGCTTCTTCAATCGTAGGAGGGATGCGCTTTCCAAGGGCCTTGAAGTACTCGTATGCCGCCGCGTTCTGTGCCAGCTTGGCCAGGTCGCCTATCTCGTCTGATATCTTTTCCTTCTTCTTCTTTTCGATGGCCATCTTCTTAGACTCCTCGTCGAGCTTGTCTTCCGGTACACCCTTCTTGATAGCCTCTGCGCGGGCCTGCTCAAGCTGGTTGTCGGTGACCTTCTCAAAGTTGGCCGGGAACTTCTTCTTGTCGTCGAGCGACGGCTTGGTGGCCGAGTATGTGTCCAAAAGGGTCGCTGCCTTCTTGCGGTAGTTTACGTTCAGCTGTACCAACTCATCGTCCGACAAAGGAACCGCGAACGTATCCTTCTTGATATCAGATATACCCTTGGGCTTAAACTCTTTTATGACTCCTGCCGTCTCCGGATTGTCATACTTCGGTGTAACCTTTTTGTCCTTGTACACGTTTATACCGGCACCTAAGAACGCATATGCGCTAAGGAAGGCCCCCTTCAGGTTTGGCTCCTCTTCAAATATTTCGAAAAGTGTGCTGGCGATCATAGGCGTCACACGCTCCTGTATCTGGTCGGTCAAAATAAAGTCCTCACCATAGGCGTTCACTCGCTTGCCATCTTCCTCGTGTGTGGTCAAGTAGTTTACAAGCAAGCTCGCGGTAGGATGCAGCTTGTTCCTTGCAAACTCAGCTATCAAGCCTCCCCGGGTGGGCGTGTTGTAGTCACCTAACTTCTTCTCCTCACCACCACGCACAAGGGCGTCGTTGTACAGGCGGGCCTGCAAAACAATGTGCTGGATAAATCCACCCCATGGGTCAATGTAGATGTCACCCATGCGGATCTTACCGAACCTAGAGCTGAGCGGGTTTAAGTCAACCTCAACCTCGTCCTCGTCGTCTTCGTTCGCCTTAAATGCTATCGTAGAGACTATACCGGTTGTAACAACAAACCATGTGATGAAGTCGCGTGCGGCCATCTTCTGTGCGACAGATGGGTAGAACGTACCCTTGTCCTTCAGCGTGAGTAAGAATATAGGAAACCCTACAGTAGACGTCTTCAGCTGGGACGCCCAGTTCTTTGGCGAGTAGAATATCTTAGAGAGTAGCCCGGCGTTCTTCTCGAGCGGTCCAAGCGAAGATCGACCGGTAAACGTGTTCACCATGTTGGCCACCTGCTTGTATGAGTCAGGATCAGTCTCGAACGTCTTTCCGTACTTGTCCCTGAGCATGGTTGCACCGTCCTCGAAGCGAAGCACACGCATGGTGTTGAGGTATCCAATACCCGCACGCTCAAAGGCCTTGAACGGGTTTGCTAACGTGACGCGTGTGTATGCGGCATTGCCGAACATCTTAAAAGGAAGCGCTAGGTAGTCCCACATGGAGTTACCCACACCACCCAAGAATCCTTCCTCCTTTTCAGACAACGACGCGTCGTACTCGGACAGTGAAAGCCCGGACTTCATCATCGTCTCGTAGTATGGCTGTGCCTTTATGAACTCTCCCCACTTGCGGGCACGGCTTTCACTCTTGAAGTGTTCGTAGGCCTTGTTGAACCCACGTATTGCGTACAGCGGGTGCGAAACGGTCAACTTGAGGCCCTGCACGAGCACCATAGACAAGTCGAAGGTTGCCTGGAGCAGTCGGGCTATCTCCCAGAAGGCACCCAGTCCGTCCCATACCTTGGTTGGGCTGTTCTGTTTTTTAATCTTGTCGAGCTCCTTGTCGTACTGGTTCTGTAAGGTCTGGCGCTCTGCACGCAGTTCGTTCAGCTCCTCGTCTTCCTTTACCTTCTTGCGCTCCTGCTTGCTGAAGTCTCTTTCGTCAAGCCTGCGCTCGAGTTCTGCGATGCGCTTCTTTGCGTTCTCCTTGGCGTTTATCAGCCTCTGTGCGTCGCCTATGCCAGCCTCTTCGTATGCGTCCTGTATCTCCTGCGTGAGTTGCTTCTCCTTTTCGGTCAGCTTCGCCCTCTCCGAAGGCTTCTTGGCCTTGATCTTACCGGCCTGTATGTCCTCGAGCCTAGACTCCATGCGACCGATGTTGCGCAGTCTGGCGATCTCCCGCTGTATGTCGGTCTGGGTCATAGCCCGCTCACGTCCGTAACCACTTATGGCGTCGCGTATCTGGCGGTCAGTGGCGTTGGGGTACTTCTCTTGTATGCGAGACTTTATGTCCTGCACTAGCTCGTCCATGGTGGCTACCCCACTCTCTACCGACTCACGGATAATGTTTGACGGTATGGATATCTTGCCGGGGGTGGTGCTCTGGAACTGTGCCCGCACCTGCGCCTCTACGGCCTTCTTGTCTGCGTCAGGCAGCGCCTGGAACCATGGCTCGGCACGTACAGCGTCTAGCGCAGCGTTTAAAGCAGCGTTGGATGCGGCACCGGAAAGGCTTGCCTTGGATATAAGTGAAGGCTTGCTCTTTAAATTCTTTACGGCGTTGGCTGCCGCGTCTACTATCTTGGCCCATGAGCCCTTGGGTATGCTAAGAGCGTTGCCCTTGGAGTCCTTGAACGACACAGACTTTTCCTTGAACTTCAGCACCTCAGCTGCCGCGTCGTTTGCCGTGTCCTTGATGTCTATGTTGGCCAGCTTGTCCTCGGCAGCCGCCTTGGCTATCTCGGCGAGGTTCCTTGCATCCTCTGCCTCCTTGGCCCGCTTCTCCATCTCGGCTATGCGGACGTTGAGCTCCTTTATACTCTCGTCTAGCTTGCGGTACTTCTCCTCGATCTCGGGGGATATGTAGTTAAAGTTCGCCTTCTTGTAGTCGTTGATCTGCTTGTCTAGGCTGTAGTTAAACAGCGAGTTCCGGTAGATGTCCTTGAGTGCGTTGGTGAACTGACCATAGGCAGTAGCCACCGCCGAGAACTCGTTCATCATCTTTGTCTGTAGGCTGTACAGCTCATTCTGAGCCTCTACAAACTCTTGTGGAGTCATGCCGCTGTCGTCCATGCTGGTCAGCTTGGCCATCTCCAAACGGTCGATCAGGTTGGCGTATACGTATGCGGCCACCCCGTCGTTCATCTTCCTCTCAAGCACTGCATTGTACGCGGCCTCAAAACCTACGTCCTCAACAAACTTCTCTGCCCTAGCCCTAGCGTCAGTTATCGACTGTATGTCCCGGTCTAGGCCGGTCTTGCGTAACGACTCGGCTAACCGCTCGTCTGTAGTCCCCACGAATGCCCTTGCAAGCAACGTCTTGAGCGCCCTTCCCTTCCCTGCCAGTGACTTTAAGTCTGCACGCTTCACCGGCTCTGGCTCGAATGCAATGAACGGGTTCTCCCCGCGCATGCGTCCCTCGTCAAGTGTGCCGTTGTTTATAAGGTCCATCAGCTTGCCGTCCTTGAGTATTTGCATGAACTCGTCATACGAATACTCTACGGGAGCCTCGCCCTTAGTGTTCTTAAAGGATATCTTGCAGGGATTCTTGGCCATGCCTTAGAATAGTTTTTTCTCCAACAGGAGCATGTTGAACTTGTCCTTCGCGTCTACGTCCTCGAGCATGTTGAGCTTGTCGCTATACTCAGCAACCGACTGCTTCTGTAGCATGCGGAACTGCTGTAGGAAGTCGAACACGCACAGGTCCTTCTTGAACACCTCCATTGACGTGCCTTCGTAGTCCTCGTACAGTGCATACTCGATAGAGTAAGCGTTCTCGATGACGTCGATGAGTCCGCCGAAGGTGATCTGCGGGCGCTCCACTGTTGGAAGCTCCGGATCCACGTTCCAGTCCACGAGGTAGTCCTCGATCTTCTTTGCGTGCGACAGTTCGTCTTCGGACTCCTTGGCGAAGAACTCAGCCGCCTTGAAGTAGCCCACGCCCTTACACCAGTTGCTGGCTGCGCGGTAAAAATAAAACGCGTTGTACTCGTCCTTGAGGCGAGGCAACAGCAGGTCTACGACCTCTTTGCTTAACTTATTTGGTGTCATGGACAGTTACCTGATTTCGTTAAAAGTTGAGCGTCCTCGAGCATTCGAGTGATCTCCTTAAAGTTGCTGTAAATATAGGACAGTTTAGGGTCTCTGTCCAAAATAGCGTTTATCTTCTGGCGCTCAGCCCATCCGCCACCCTCACGCATCTCGGCGTATAGGTCGGCAACCTCCTTGGCATTGTTGTCCGCGAGCTGGGCCTTGGACTTAATCTCTGGCTTTGCCTTTATCTCCGCCAATCTATTGTTGAACTCGTCCTCGTTCTGCTTCATTGCCAGATACAAGCCGTCGTGTGTGGTGCGCTCGTTCTTCACAGCGTCCCATATCATGTGGTGCCCGATGTACTCAGATATTGCTGGGTCAACACCAAACGCGTCTCCTACAGCCTTCATGCGTCGGAGTATTTCCTTTTGTAACGGGGTAAGGTTCTTGAGTGACTTTAGCAACTCTGTCTGCATAGCCTGCTCCTTGGGGGTAAGCTCTCCCTTGAAGACCACGCCGCGCATCCATCCCTGGATCTCACGTGCGTCAATAACTCCACGGGTTCCTATGCCTAGGAAGTTTGACACGAAGCCAACCTTTGCCTGTGATATACCCTTGAGTTGAGCAATACCATCGAACAGCTGCTGTTGGTCCTGCACGCCGCCCTTGAGCATGTCGGCAAACTCGTTGATGTTTGTCAAGTTAATCTGCTTGCCTTCGGTGTTGCCAAACAGGTTGTTAAACTTCGACTCACCCTCGCTGAACATACCAAACGGCTTCATGGACTTGGCTATAAACGCCCGGTCCTTTGCGTCAATCTTTCCACGGCCTATGTTGTCGAGCATGCGCTTTCCTTCCGGTGTGGTGAGCAGGTACGCCATGGCGCCCTCTGTACGGATCTTGCCGCGCTCCTTCTCCACAAATACCTCGTCCACGTTCTGTCCTATTGCGTCCTCGAACTTGCTTATTGTCAAGTCCCCTGATCGGATAGAAGACACGGCCATCATGTACGCCTTGGCCAAGTCTGTCGGGCCAACATTTCCGGAGCGGAGCTTCTCGCCCATCTCCAGGATGTGGTTCATCACGTCTCCAAGGTAGGTAGGGTCATTAGCGCCGACAATCTCAATCATGGAGTCTGTGGTAATGAACCCGGTCTCGTCGTATACGAGCTGAGCCTTGCTGGCTATCTTGGATGGTGGTAGTTGTTTGGATACTTTGTACTCTGCTTCTTTTAATTTTTTAGCAGCGCCTTTAATTGGAACAAATCCCTTACCTCCAGCTACACTTGTTGCTACGTCAGCTTGAATAGGAACTAAAGCACCTTCTATTTTTGACAAATAGTTTTCCTTGAGCGATATCTTTTTAGCGGCAGGCAACATTGTGTAAATCTTCAATGCCTCAATCGCTTTTTGCTTTTCTTCTTCGCTTATGGTTTTGTCTTTATTGATTTTATCCGCTTCTTTACGAACCTCAGCTTTATAGTCGTCAATGTTTGGATACTGTTCTCTTACTATTTGATTCAACTCTTCATCGGGAAGAGTAATTTCCATGTTTGGTTTTGCATACTGAGCAAAATTCTCATTCACGTCATACAATCCATCAAGCACAAAGTGGTTTGTTCCCGGGAGTTTAGCGTTAAACAAAGGGTGTTCAATTCCTTTCCCTTGTGTTACCTCAATTAAAGCCTCTCTTTCTGCCTTGCTCGTCACGTCAATTTCAAAACCAGCAACAACATATCCGCCCTCATTGTTACGCATCATTTCATCAGTCAATATGGTATCGTCACCATACTCCTTCAAGAAGTTGTAAATCGTAACCCCGTTATCTAAAAACGCTTTTTTGGTTTTTGCGCTTTTCACATTTATACGGGTATTGGGTTGATCAAGCATAAAGGTTTTAGCTATCTTGGATCTTGACTGGAACCCGGTTATTTCAAGATACTCTTTAGTCAGAGCATCCGCATTTGATTTAGGATTGATTTTTTTAAAGAAATTTACTAATCGGTCAATGTCTTTAGCTCTTGTTTTCTCTGGATATTTACCTTTTATGCCCTTACCTTCTCTTATCAATCTTTCCATGTCCGCCTTGATTTCATTCCAATTTTCGTTTTTTGAAATGTCAATAAGCGACTCCATGAAATATTGAGTTCCATATGAATTGTTTATGGTAGTATGTGGCGGTTGAACCATAATTAAAACAAGGGTCTTGCCTTTACCATACGCCTTATCAGCAGAAGTGTAAACTGATTTTACTGTTCCAATATTCAAACTTGCAAAACCAATTTCATCATTGACGTTCTTTAGATTGTTTGCAAATCCAGGCCCACCATAAATCTCACGTCCCTTACTGTCAACGCCATAACCTGTCGCGTCACTAGTAATAATAACTACACGACCGTTGTATTCCTTAATAACTTCTGCAAGCGATTTTGTGGGAACTGTAGCGATTGCCAAATCCTTCTTACCTTTTGGTATGATGTAATCTCCAATTGCGGATTTGCTCTTTAATTCTGATTTTACAAAATTACCATCCGGGTCTACCTCTACAGCTAAATAACCGCTGTAAGGCTCTGAAGTCATCAAGTCGTCAATAGGAGTTCCTGCCTTGATGCCTTTTGCGATTGTATTAAAAAATTCGAGCGCGTCCTTCTGGTCCTGTAGATCCTGGAACGGCTGGAATTTATCGAATGTAACCGTTGACATTATCTTGTTGATAAGCTCTGCTATCTTACGGACGATGCCGTAGTTCAACGGGGTTTCCTTATCGGATAATATCGCTGACAACTCGGTGAGGTACTCCTCTGCCTGGCCAGCCTCGTCCGCAATTTCTTTGTACCTGTCGGCAAAGTCAGACAGTCTCTTGTTGCCGGAGACTGAGATTATCTTCTCGATCTTGTTGCGGAAGTCAATGAATGCCGCCGTGTTGTCCCCAAACGTCTTGAGAAGTATCGCGTGGGTAACCTCGTGTACCACCGTCTTTGGCGTGGCGTTGCTGAGGTTGATGTCTATACGCCCAACTATAGTACCGTCGCTAGACGTGTTGTACGCAAAGTTACCCTGAGAGTTCTTCTGCCCGTTAAGACCAGCCATAGCCGCTGCGTACTGCTTTGGATCCTCGTGGATGTGGATGTCCATGGATGGGAACACAGACTTCAGTGTGCGTGCAGCCTTCTTAGCCGCAGCTATCACAGCCTTCTTGGTGGCGTTGTCCGAGTGCTTGCGCTCGAGTGCGTCCATTGAAGCCTTGTTCCCGGCACGTGTGCCTGTAGGAACGCCTTCCATCTCCAAGGTCTCGTTGGTCTCAATTTCACCGGACAGGCTTGGCTTGGACTTCATCTGCTCCTGTAACGCAACCGCGTTCTCTACAGCCGCAACTAGTTCTGGCTCCACGCCATTCTCTACCGCGTTGTGGTACGCCTCGGATATTTGCTGTGACGCAGGCTTGCCGATGGACAGCTTTACCTGCTTGGCAATAGACTCGTACACCGTAGGAAGGACCTTGGCTAGGTTCATGACCGCCGCCGTGGTGTTGTCCACGTTCTTGAGTGCCGCCTTTACCGTGTCTGTTACCGGGGCCTTTGGGAACTCCTTCTTGGCAGTAGGCTTCTTTTCTGTTGTGGTTTTCTTTTCGGGAACCGCTACCGAGCTTTCAATAATTAATTTACCATTTTCAACCTTGCTAGTAATGTTCTTTTCAGGATACTTGTTTTTAAGTTCTTGTATATCGGAATCTATCTTCTGTCTTTGCTCAGGAGTAGCTTTAGATATATTAGGTACAACAGACTTACCAGTTTTAAGTATATCAGCTTCCATGATTGCTAAACTTTGGTTGCCGATATTGCTGAAGAAAGACTTAATGTCTTCACTCACTGTTGTCTTTATATACCCGTTGTCGGTGAGCCACTTGGTCACGCTGCCCACGTCCATATTGCCGCCGGCGTTCTGGTACTTGGACATCATGTCCGCCAAAGCCGGGGTATAGTTCATGTGTGCAGCCAGGGACTCCTTTGAACCAAACACCTGGCCCGCATCCTTGCCTGTCTTGAGTATATATACGCAGCCTTTAGCCATGCATTAAAAAGTTATTGGTTTAGAGTCTGTAATAACTGGTTCGTATCCATAAGGAGTGCCGTTATCTATCTTCTTGTAGATTATATATTTTTTCTTTCCGTTTATTAAAAACTCACCGTAATGCTTGTCGTTAGAGTGTCGGACAGGGTACCTAGCTGTACCTATACGTACCTCTGTAGCGTATTCGGGAGTACCCATACCAGGATTGGCGTTTTGTATAGCATCTGAATACTGCCTAGAGCTGTTCTGTGTTTCCCTTACCTGTATAATCTCGCGGTTTTCCTCGCCAATAGGCGTGCCTCCTGAAACGGGGGTTGGTGTTTGCTGTGGAACTGTTTGGGGTACTGGCTGTGGAGTCGTTTGAGGTACTGGCTGAATAATAAGTTTTTCTTGTGGTTTCCATTTGTACGTCTTTTTTTCACCCTCTTCTTTATCAAACGCTATCATGTCCTTCTGAGGACCGCCACAAAACAAAGAAGTCTTACCGTCAACGTCGCATACGTAGGCCGGTAAGTTGTCCCACGTGTAGTTTGAGTTTAGGCTCAGGTTTAACGAATTGAGGTACCTGTCACGAACATTTGGTGGTAGGTTTTGTTTCAAAAACGAGTTTCTACCCTCCTCGGTCGTCAAATCCATTACTTTACCAGTAGGGTTCTGGGCCTTCCATTCCTCAAGGGTAAGTTTCCTAGTCTGTGGTGTGCCTGTAGGTGGATCGATTGGTCCACCCTCCTCGAAAGGAATTTCACTAAGGTCGATCATAACCCCTTCCACTGCCTCCTGACCAGGACCATTATAGTTTGGCAGGCCCTGAACTAACGAGTCAATACACTCGTGGCAACCTTCGTTCAACTTCTTTTTAACCCAGTTGACCTTGTTTTTAGGAATAATAGCCATAATCCCCGTAGTGGAGAATATCGCCATCTCGTCGCCTTCTACTTCTAACAGCTTCTTTTCCATTATGTTATAGGGGTTAAATTCCCGTACTGATCAGGGACGTAATTTACACCATTTATTGTTACCATTTGCTGTCCGTTAGCAGAAAGTCCATGCTGATACATGTTCTGCTGGGCAGGAGCCTGTTGCATTGGCTGTTGGCCTACACCCATAGCCTTAGCTGCGTTACCAAGGTTCCGGTTTACTGGAGCCAACTTCATCGACATCTTATGTGCCGCACTCAACTTATCCCCTGCCTCAAAAGTCTTAGCCGCGTTATTGGCAACGCCTGCTGTTACGGCCATTCCTGCAACGCTACCTGCTACGTCTAAGATGCCACCCACCTTGTCAAGAGTGCTAGTGTGCTTAGACTCATCGTAGTTCTTGGCGTCTATCTGTCCCACCTGGTTTACGATGCCACCAACCGCACCAACTGCCGAAGCAATTGGGGCTGTAACAGGTATGACCTTTAGTGCGTTACCAACTATTTTACCAGCAAAGTTTGATGCATCATCGAACTTGTCGTTTCGGTACTGGTCCTCGTCAATTATGTCCTGCATAGACTTAATTCCAGCCACACTACCTACCGTTCCAAGGGCCGCATCTATTCCGGTGTATCCAACGTCTCTTAATGTGTTCCAGAATGCACCGTTCTTTGCCTTGAAATTAGGATCCTTGCCGGTGTAGTTTATCTTACCGCCTGCAATCTCGATGTCGATACCCCCGTCTGCGTGACTCTTACCCTTGAACTCCTTCACGACGTCCCACTTACCGCCCGGGATGAAGCCCATACGCATTCCTTTTTCGGCCTTTTTTGTACCCGGAGGACACTTTACCTCTACCCTCTTCTCCTTGACCATCTTGTCCACGTCCGTCATTGTCACAACCTTTTCGCCAAGCGCCTTCTTCATAAGGGTTTCCGCCTCGTTAAGTCCGCCCTGCTTGTTCTCCTTCTTCATCTCGGCGAGCTTTGCCTTTGTTTCGGAACTCTGCTCGAGCGACATAGGTGCGGTACCAACAGCGTCGTCGTATATCATCTTCTCCAAGGCGTTGATCGTGGCGATGCGCTGCTGTCCCTCGGTGGGAACCTCTGGCATCTTGGGTGCCTCTGCCTTCTTCTTCTTACGTTCAGGTGTTGCCGGCTTCTCTTGAGCAGCCTTGTTTGCCTCCTCTTGCAGTGCCGTATACTTCTTACC